CGTGAAGGCCACAACTTCCTCGACTCGGCCGGCAACTCGCTGAGTGACCCGACCCAGTTCGGTGAAGGCACGGCGAACGCTGTCGGCTCGCTGCTGGCAACCGGCCCGATGGCCAAGGCAATCAGTCTCGGCGGCAAGGCCATTACTTCCCTGGTTCCGAAGGGCACGCAGCTCGGTGTCGCACTGGGTGCTGATGTCGCCCGGAACGCCGGCACCATGTCAGCTACCCGTCTGCTGGATGCCGCGGTGCAGGCCGGCGAGAAGTACGCACCGGCGTCGCTCGCCATCGGTGCGATGGAAGGTGGGGGTGCGTACCAGCAGACCGCTGCCGATGTGATGGGTACCGATCTCGATACCCTGAAGCAGCAGTCGCCCGAGTTCAACAAGCTGGTCGCCGGTGGCATGACGCCGGAAGATGCACGGGCCACGCTGGCAGGCAATGCCGGCATGAAGGCGGGTCTGATCCAGGCGCCGGTAGGTGTGCTGACGGGTGCTCTCGTGGCGCCGTTCGAAGCGCATCCGTTCAAGATCGGCGGTGTGCGTACGACCCTGCAGAACATGGGCAAGGAAGCGCTCGAGGAGGGCACGCAGAACGCTACTGGCCAGATGGCACAGAACTACGCTGAAGCCACCACAGGTGCGAACCCGGCCCAGGAACTGTTCGACTCGGTCGGCCAGCAGGCGGCTCAGGGAGCGATCTACGGTGCGGCCGCAGCCGGCCATGTCGCAGCACCGGGTGTGGTAGCAGGTAACACCGGCCGGGCTGCCCTGGGCGCTGCCAGTCTCGTCGGCAAGGGTGTCGTCGCCGGTGTGGACGCTGCCCGCCCTGTAGTGTCTTCTGCACTGGACCAGATCCGCGCTGGTCTGTCCACTGCAAAGGACGCTGCATCAGGGGTTGACGGTTCGGGTGTGCTCGCCAATGCAGCTTCGGCTCTTGGTGCAGTCGCCGGGGCCGTGAAGCCCTATATCTCGAAGGTCACGGACTACTTCGCCAACCGTGGCGAAGCGGTCATGAAGCACAACGAGAAGGCCTCGCCGGTGGCTGATGCCACGGTGGCCCAGGCTGCCCAGGACATGCAGGCCGAGGCACCGGGGCAGGCGGAAGCACTGCGACAGTCGGTCAACGACACGCCGGATCTGTCGGATGAAGCGAAGACCCGTGCCAACGACTATCTGGATCAGGCCTCGAAGATCACGGAGCTGGCACCGGAGCAACTGTCGCAATGGCATCCGGCTGTCCAGCAGGTGGTCGGTGATGCGACGAACCGGTTCGATGCAATCCAGCGCATGCAGTCGTTCGTGGCGGATACGGCCCATCCGGAAGCTGACCGGCTGGCAGTCGGTGCGCAGCTCGAGCAGGAGAAGTCCGACATCGGCCGCTTTGCCGATGCCAACCCGCATGCACTCGATGACCTGCCGGCCGACCACGTGGCCCGTGAGTTCGCTGACCGGGTGTCGACCTTCGCCAAGGGGATCGATGCAACGCCGGGCATGGCCCGTGCCGATCGTGCCACAGTCGGCCTGATCAACAGGAACCAGGAGATCCTGAAGCCGCTGACGGAAGAGCGCATCCAGACGCCGGAAGGTCAGGCTGATGCGAAGACGATTGCGAACATCGCTGAAGTGGCGCCGCAGAAGCTGGATGCCGGTTCGGTGCAGATCGCCCTGAAGCACGCAACGACCGTTGGTCTGAATGATCCGCAGCGTCGGGCATTGCTGGCGGCCGCTGGCCTGCTCAATGCTGCCAAGGCCCACTTCGACGAGCTGACGGCCAATGGTGACAAGCCGCTAAGTCCGCAGGATCTGGTGGCGAAGAACGTGGCCACGGAAGACGCGAAGAATCCGTTCCAGAAGTCCGCACTGGGTCACGCGAAGGTGATTGGTGCGGCGTATCGTGCGGGTGATCTCGATGGTGCCCGCAGCCAGCTGCTCGACCTCCAGAAGTTCGCGCAGAGCCAGCAGAACAAGCTCGCCGCGGTCAACGCCCATCTGGAAACGGCGCAGCCGGGTGTACGCAGTACGGTGCACTACGACACCCTCTCGGCCAATGCCGACCGGAGTTTCAATCAGTCCAAGGAAGGGGTGTTCGTCAATCCGACGAGCAAGGCGAGTGTGGCACTGGCCCGGCGTGTGGCCAGTGAGTCGAAGTTCCTGACGGATCTCCACAACCACCTGAGCACGGCGTTTCCTGAACTGAAGGTTGAGCATCTGAAGCAGACCTCTCTGGATTCTCGTCTGGCTGAAGGTTCACTGGACGATGTGGTCCGTGAATTCAAGGATGGTACCCGGTCAGTGAAGCAGAATGATGTCCAGCCTGCCGCAGCTCAGTCCGGGAACCAAGAGCAGAAACAGACTGTTACTCCGACACAGACGAAGGATGCAGTAAAAGAACCTGCCAAGCCAGTCGAATCGGTCAACAAGGCCGACACTGTCAAGGAAGAGAAGGCGCCTGTTGATAAGCCCACTGTCGCTGAAGTAGCCCAGACTTCCGCTCAACCTGAAGTGAAGGCCGATGCAGTTACCGAGACCGTGAAGCCGGTAGAGGAAAAGACAGGTCTGGCTGCGGTCTACCCGGAACTGATCACGCCACAGGAAGGCGGCAACCAGTTCACCAACGCATTCAGTCCGGCCAAGGGTGTGTCTGAAGGTGTCAGCCCGAGCAATATCACGGCACATGAGGAGCCGGTGCAGGCTATTGCTGACTCGGTGAAGCAGACTATCCGTTCACTGCCGGCGAAGATCAGCAAGGGTGTGTGGGACGGCTACTCGGCAGCCTTCCACCAGATCGATGCGATCACGCAGGCCATGCGGGAGAACCTTGACCAGTTCCTCACTGAGAAGCGGGTGGGTGAGCGCTTCCTGAACCAGGAAGGCAAAGCTGCCCACGCCCATCGCTGGCTCGATGGCAAGTTGCTGAACCTGACGGAAAACGTTGACGGCAAGTTGCAGTACAACGAGCAGCTGCTGCAGGGTGCGGCGCTCGCCGGCATGACCTGGTTTCTTGGTTCCGGCCAGCTCGGCAATGTGTTCGACGCAGCGCATGCGGCTGAGCTCACGGGTATTCCGGTGGGCGCCGTCGATGACACGCTGGTGACCCGTCTGAAGGGCAGCGTGGGCACGGTCGAAGCACTCGACTCGCTGGCCGCGAAGATCCAGCAATACTGGGGTGTGCGGGCCAACTACGATGCACCGATCGGTTACACCGAAGGGATTCCCCTGTCGATGGCTGCTGAAGTCCTGCGTGCGATGCAGGACCATGGTCTCATCACGACCGACACGATCTGGGTCAACACCTCGGAGAATGGTGGTCTGATCACCGATCCTGCGCTGATGGTCGAAGGTCCGGACAACAAGTCGATCAACCGGATCATCCCGGTGAAGCTCGGCAAGGAAGACGCAATGCGCAAGTTCCCGGACCTCATCGAGAAGTCCGTGCTGAACAACCCGGAGCCGACCTACTACTTCGACGACCAGCGTCCGGATGTGGCCCGTCGCCAGATGCGCAACGAGTACGTGAAGAACACGGACAACCAGCTCTCGGCCCTGAAGAACGAGAACGACACGCCGCACTTCCTGAACCGGACGATGGCCAACCTGTACCAGGACATGACGGAGACGGTTGCGCTTCGCTGGTTCGGTGCTGGTGATCTGGATGGCCGGGAGCTCAATGACAACCACAAGGCATCGCTGGTGGGTCAGAACATGACCATCCGTGCGGCCTATGCGGAGTTCGGCAACCTGCTCTCGGCACTGGAAGCCCAGTCCAGCGAGACGGGTGTCGCAGTGGAAGACATCCCGAACCACTACGGCTACAACATGAGCCGGGTGGGTCGTATGCAGATGCTCGGCAAGTACAACCCGCAGTCGACCAAGTTCATCCGTGAGGTGATGCTGCCGACCCGTTCGACGCTGGATCTGACGGATGCGAAGCACATGCAGGCGTTCGAGCTCGGCCTCGCCCAGGCACTCGGCATCAAGGTGCACAACCTGATGTATGCCGGTGAGAATGGCATCCAGAGCAAGCTCAATGCGATGCTGTCGAACGAGTTTGCTCCGGCTGTCGAGCACTTCCAGGCCTGGCTCAAGGATGACGCCCAGTTCGATGCGAGCACGATCGAGATGGCCTTCCGGGCAGCGGGGCAGGATATCTCTCCCCTGGCTCTGCATGCGCTCACCGAGTATGCCCGCTTCCAGAATGCCACTGCAGAAGAGCGTGCGAAGTTCACCACGAGCAAGTACCTCGAAGCGGACGGCATGACCAACGGCCCGGTCAATGCGATGGCGCTGCTCAGCACGGGGCCGTTCACGGCTGACTGGCTGACCAACATGCGCCGCGGCGGTCTGGAGATCGGCGGCACGGCGGCCAATACCTCGGCGGCGATCCGCTCGACGCCGGAAGGTGCGGCCGATCTGTATCAGGCCACCATCGATCGCCTGCGCACGCACCTGCGGGATCTGAATGCGTCCCTGAAGAACCAGAAAAACGGGGAGGTGCTGACGCAGCAGACCCATCTGATGAAACTGATGGACATGTTCCTGCCGGACCTGGACATCAAGGATGGCAAACTGGTGATCGGCCGGGGCATCGCCAAGAATCCGCTGACCATCACGATCTACGGCTCGGGCGCCAATGGCATTGCGGCCAAGATGGTCAGGGGCATGGTGGATGCGATCTATGAGCGCATGAGCGATGCCGCCCAACGGATGGCTGATGCAAAGAAGGCCGGAGAATCGATCACGCCGGCAGAAGCCTTCTTCCCGAATGATCCGCTGGCCGCCGAAAAGTGGGCGAAGTTCGGCCAGCACATTGAAGCGCTGACGCAGTTCTCCGCGGTCTACAGCTCAAAGAAGAAGGCACACTTCCGGATCGACTCGCCTACGCTGGCGAACAAGACCCATGACGCTGGCTTCAGCAAGTACACCTTCACGCCGGAAGAGCTGAAGAACATGTCCACGAACATGCGCACGCTGTTCGTCGATCCGCTGCGCCTGGCGATCCGGGATGTGGTGGGTGATCTGGAGTCGAGCACGAAGCTGATCCGTCAGGCCACTCAGGTGCAATCGATCGTGATGCAGCACCTGTTCCTCCAGGGTGTTGATGCTGCACTGGAAGAGAAAGCGAAGACTGACCCGAACTTCAAGCGGGATGAGTTCCTGTCGTCCAATGAACTGAAGAAAGTGATGGACTCGCTGGCCCCGTACCATCCCCTGGTTCAGACGAAGGACCAGTCCTTCTTCATCGCTGGTTCGCAGAACAGTGGTGTCGATGCCGAGGACTTCGGTCGGGCGCTCAACGGCAAGTTCCGCTCGCCGGCGTTCGTCTATGGCCCCGCCAATGCCGGGGTGGCGGGTATCCCGTTCCTGAACATCGGGATGGGCGACGGCAAGATGATGCAGAACCTGGCCAACGATCCCCGTGTGCAGCGCACGCTGAAGATCTTCGACGGTATGAACATGCCGCTCGATGCGATCACGGAGCAGAGCCAGGCCGCCAATGAGGCAGTGCTCAACTCGTGGCAGGGCAATCCACTGCGCGCTGTGCACGATGCCTACAGTGCGTTCATGGATACCCTTGGCAAGGAGAAGTTCTCCTCGGCTCAGCTCGATGAAAAGACCTTCGGTGAGCTGGCCAAAGCGGTGTTCGGTCTGGGCACGGATCCGAAAACGGTCTCGGCCAAATCGCTCGATCTGGTCATGGCGGCAATGGTCCAGGTGCTGGATGACAATGCCATGGAAGTTCAGGCCCGCCACAACGTGATGGGCCAGGTGAACCTGTCGGTCGACCAGATGGCGGCGGCCGGCGCTCCACACGTTGTTGAGGGCAAGCTCCAGATCAACGGTACCGACGAGGAGAAGGCCGCCCAGCTGGCGAATCTCTACGCCGAGGAGCTGGCCAGGCTGCGTGCGAAGGCCAAGGTCGAGGCGCCGGTCCAGCCGGGCGTTCCCGTCGAGCAGCCGGAAGATCCGAAGGCCAACGCCGAAGCGGTGAAGTCGGAAGACATCACGAAGCAGGTCAACTCGTTTGGCCGGGTGGACAAGGCAACCGGTGTCCGTGTCCTCTCGCCCACGGCGATCGGCAAGGTCCGGGCTAACGCCACGCCGAACATCCCCGAGCACCAGCTCGTTATCCTCGACGAGATCCGGCGTTCGCTGGGAGCCAAAGGGTACAAGGTGATCTCGGGTACCGCCGAGCAGCTGGCAAAGTTCGCGTTCAACCACAGCGATACAGGCATCTCCTTCACTCAGGGTGTGAAGGGTCTGACGTTGCCGGGTTCGCAACGCATCTACCTGCTGAATCCGTCGAGCGAGACGCTCACGCATGAGCTCATCCATGCCTCGACGTTCGATACGGTGCATGCGTTCTATCAGGCGCAGGTACTCGACAATGGTCGTGCTGACGACGCGCCTTACCCAGGCGGTGCGAATGCCGATGCAGTGAGCGAAGCGATCCACAACATCGAAACGCTGATGGATCAGTTCCTCGATCTCGATGTCTCGCGGGAGTCACTGGCAACCCAGCAGGCACACGCTGATGCATCTGCTGCGATCCATGCCCAGAACTTTGGTACATCGGAGGGACGTGCTTCAGCGCTGAATGAGTTCATGGCATGGGCACTGGCCAACAAGGATCTGGCTGACCTGGGCAAGAAGACTTCCTCCCTGGCTCAGATGTCACGTGAGGTCTTCCAGTGGATCAAGCAGCTGGTCTACGGTCGCAAGAAGGTGCCGGTCACGCCGGGTACCGACATGTTCAGCAACCTGCTGTTCAACTCCGCGGTGCTGATGCGCTCGCAGCCGTCCGTGGCCGAAGCACTGCGCAGCACGGCGCTGTACCAGAGCACACAGTACGGCACGGATTCCCGCCTGCTTGCGGTGAACCAGGCGTTCTCCAACCTGCTGGACTCGTTTGTCCGTGAGCCGCAGCCGGTGGATTCCACGTCTACCAACCGGGCACAGAAGAACTTCGCCCAGGTGCAGGCGGCCGGTCTGGCACTCAATGCGCAGGCGCATGGTTTCCCGATGTCGATGCAGGCCGCCTCCACCTTCTCGCTGATTGCGGCCGCACTCGGTACGCAGGCGCATATCGATCCTGTCTCGATGACCAAGGTGCAGGAGCTGTACCAGCACGTCACGAAGAACCTGACGGTCGAGCACTTCATGAAGACGGCGCCGGAAGCCAATGATCCGGCTGACCGGTACCAGGCCCAGCAGAAGTACAACACCATCATGGGTGACTTCGGCACGTCCACGGACAAGTCAGGTCGTTCATCACTGATGCCGATGTTCCTGGGTCTGGCGATCACGAACGACGACTTCCGTGCGGTACTCCAGAAGATGGATCTGCCCAGGGGTGAGAAGTCCACAGCCCGCAGCCGGCTGGATGCCTTGCTCGAGAACCTGGGTATGGGCCTGATGGGCAAGCTCTCAGACACGCTGGCCGGTGGCGGGGACCAGAAGAATGTCCTGTCCTCCGTCGATGCGCTGATGCAGCACATCCTGGAAGTGGCCCACAACCGGGAGTCCTTCATGCGCCAGACGTGGGCGGGCGATGCGGTTGACTCGCTCAATGCAACGGTGGTGCAGGGCGTCGAACGTGTGACTGACAGGATCATCGATAACATGCAGCAGGTGATCAACGATCCGAAGTCCTCGCCGCTGGCGAAGAAACTGGCCTGGTATGCCAAGCTCTCGGCCGAGATGGCGACTGAGAAGAATGGCAACAAGGTGACGGAGTCGGTCGTCACCATGATGAACCGGGTCAACGCATGGCAGCCGCTGCATGACCTCGTGTATGACTTCGTCGGCCGCACCAGTGAGAATGCGCCGGTCTACGACATGATGAAAGCGGTGCGTGCGGAAGTCTCGCAGGATCGCCAGAACTATCGTGAGCATGTGCCGGGCATCATCGCAGACCAGTTCAGTCGTGTGCTGGAAGACAGCGAGTGGGCAACCCTGCACCGTGCACTGGGCCGATCCGACATTGCTGCACTGCGTAGCGGCTTCAGCCACGCAGAGATCCAGGGCATGCTCGGGGATGCGCAGGTGCTCGACCGTGCGATCAATGATCTCGAGTCGAAGATCCAGCAGGCTGATCCGGCCAACTGGGGGCTGTACCAGAAGAAGATGCAGCAGCTGGCGAAGTTCCAGATGACGGGTCAGGTCGGCACGAACCTGCTGCGCAATGCCGAAGCCATCTCCCGCCTGCTCAGTGAGAAGAAGGCCCGCAGGACGGGAACCCGTGGTGCGGACTTCGTCCAGATGATCGACCATCTGACTTCGCTCTACGCGGTGGAGCAGCTCAGCCTGGCCGAGAAGACCACACTGGCTTCCCTGGTTCAGAATGAAAGCGCCGGTCTGAAGTTCGCTACCGACTACCTGGTGGGCCAGCGTGCGGAAGAGCAGCGCAAGGCTGACATGTCGCTGCGTGCGAAGCTGAACGGCTTCAAGGGTTACGTCCCGGAGCAGCAGAAGTCTGGCGTGCACCTGATGGTGGCTGATGACTCCCAGTACCAGAATCTCACGGAACGTTCGTACGTCCGGGTGGCTGACTACAAGGGCAGCTCGGCAGACGGCCTGAAGGGTCGCATGGGCTACTACTTCGCGCCGGTCTCCTCCCGCACGCTGTTTAACCAGGGGATTTTCCAGAACGTGCGCCAGTCGATGAACGGGGTGGATATCGGTACCGGCTTCAACAACTCCGCGATGGTTGCCGGCCGTATCACTGACCGGGCGGAAGTGGCCCGCACCACGCTGAATCTGGCACGGGGCGAGTCCGGTACCGAGCCGCTGATGCCTGTCTTCGATGACAAGGGTGTGCCGGTGGCCTACGAGCGATCGGTGGATCCGGAGCAGGCCCAGCGCACGGTCTCCGGGCAGAACCTGGCCCAGATGATCGGGGTGTGGCGTGGCCGGCAGGTCGAGGAAGCCAAGGCGCAGGAGTTCAACAATGCGCTGATCGATGCGCTGCATGCCCGGTATCAGGCTGACATCAAGGAGTCGGCCTCGAACCAGAAGGAATATGTGAACCTGAACGATCCGCGTGAACTGGCGAAGGATCCGGTGATCGCTGATGCGGTGAAGCTGATGACGCCGGAAACCCGCCAGCGTATCAAGGCAGTCTTCGGGGACAACTTCTATGTCTCCCGTGACATGCTGCATGATGCGATGGGCTACCGGAATGCGTCGGTGGGTGACGTGTTCACGGGGAATTCCCGCTGGTCACCGGAGACTCAGGAGTACCTGAAGCGGGTGATGATCGGCATGTTCGGCAACAAGGCCTACCAGTATTTCACCAATGCCGAGAAGACGCTGCAGAACTTCATCGGTGACTCGAAGACGCTGATCGTCGTCAAGTCGGTGGTGGTGCCGGTGACCAACATGCTGGGCAACGTCCTGCAGCTGACCAGCCGCGGTGTGCCGCTGAAGCACATCGTGGCGGGCGCACCGCGCAAGATCGTGGAGACCAACTTCTACGTGAAGGGCCGTTTGCAGCAGATCCAGCTCGAGGCCCAGATGCGCACAGCGACCGATGATCCGGTGGCCACCCGTAAGCTCGGCACCCAGTGGCAACTGATCGAGGACAATTTCAAACGTCTGTCGATTCACCCGCTGATCGAGGCCGGGGAATTCACCGGCATCTCGGATGCTTCCCGTGTGGGCTCCGATGACGTGACCCTGACCTCGGGCAAGGTCCAGTCATACCTGGAGGCCCAGGTGGACAAGCTGCCGAAGTCGTTGAAGACGGCTGGCCGCTACGCCCTGGTGACGAAGGACACGGCACTCTTCAAGGGCTTGCAGAAGTCGGTTGAGTACGGGGACTTCATCGCCAAGGCGCTGCTCTACGATGATCTGACGAAACGTCAGAACAAGTCGAGCGAGTATGCGCTCTCCCGTGTGACCGAAGAGTTCGTGAACTACGACAAGCTGCCGGGCCGCTTCCGGGGTTACCTGGAGTCGATGGGTCTGCTGTGGTTCTACAACTTCAAGATCCGGGCAGCCAAGGTGGCCATGTCGATGGTGCGCAACAATCCGGTGCACTCACTGCTGGCCGCATCGGTACCGATCCCGCACATGTTCGGCTCGGTGGGCACGCCGCTCGGGGACAACTTCTTCACGAAGCTGATCGATGGCGGGTTGACCCACTCGTTCGGGATGGGGCAGGTGTTCCATGCGCCGATGATGAATCCCTGGGTTAACGTCCTGGGCTGAGCGTCCGCTCTCAAATGAAAAACCCCCGAAGAACATCTCGGGGGTTTTTCTGTTTACTTCCGGAAGTCATTCGGGTCCGGTGGCCATCGGGGAGGGGACTTCTTCTCCTTTGGCTCCGGTGCCTTCTCAGCCAGCCACGCCAGGGCGGCCAGCACGACCACGACGGCAATGTAGGGCGCTGCGGCGATGAGCATGGCCGTGATGGTCAGGATCATCGCCACAATCAGGATCCCTACGATGAGGAACCCGGACGCCTTCATTACGCGTTAACCGGCTTCTTCAGACCAGCGAACAGGCTGCGTGCCGGCTTCGCTTCAGCTTCGACGACCGGAGCTCCATCCTGCTTGGCTCCAGCGTCAGCAGCGCCTTCCTGGGCCGTCTCAGCCGAAGCATTCGACGCAGCACCAGCTTCGGCAGCTGCACCATCGGTCGACAGTGCCTGGGCGGCTTCCGGGTCCTTTGCGGCCGGCTCCGGCTTCGGGGCAGGTGCCGGGCTCGAGATCACGGAGCGCACCACGGCAACTTCCGCTTTCGCCGGCGAGGGCGTCGGTGCAGGAGCCGGGGCCGGTGCAGCATCGACTTCCGGTGAACCCTTCGGCAGGCTCGGGGCGTTCGCTGCCACGATGTCGATGGTCGCCTTGAAACCATCGGCGCCACGGGTGGCCGACAGCTCGATGTCGATACGGTGACCGTCCTTTACCTGGAGCTGATTGTTGATGTAGTTGCGGATCGCAGCTTCGATCTCAGCCTGAACGATAATGATTTGCATGCTCTTTTCCTAAAGGTTTGCGAAGAGTCGCATTAGATTCTGGAACATCGGAGTGTTAACTCCGGCGTGTATTGCGGCGATGGCATCGGCAACGTGCTCGGCATCGTTGGAGATGTCACCCTTCCTGAAGGTCGCGCCGTTCTTTTCGTATCGAGGCCAGTTCGCCGTGGGATAGTCCTGCACTCCCTGGGCAATCATCTGCTTTTTGGAAGCGTTGGGGTCTCCAGTGAAAAACTTCTTCACTTCAGTCGCGGTGACCTCGATGATCTCGTGCCCTTCTGCCCGTAGTGCACCCAGTATACCGACGCACATTCCGTACGCTTTCATACCGGACGCAGACTGGGAACCCACTGGCACCTCCACAAAGATGACCTTGCTCCGTCGAGCGACGGTGAGGGCGTGCTCATAGAGCACCTTGGCGAGGTACATGTCGTTGGAGTTCTGGCGAGTCTGCTTGGTCTTGATGTCCTCCGGCTGAGCCAGGGACAGAACAGGGACCGACAGCACGCCAGAGTCCAGATCGAGAGAGGCTTCGGCACAGCCCCAGTTACGCATACTGGGGTCCATGCCTGCGACTTGGATTCGCAAGATCGGCCTCGCCTTACGCGGCCTTCTTGCCGAACAGCGACTTGCGTTCGGTGTTGGCCGCCTGCGGGGCAGCACCAGCCGGACGCGCAGCCTTCGGTGCGCCAACGTTGCCCGTTTCGCCGTCCTTCAGCGTGCGCTTGTCACGCGTCTTGCCCTTGTTGCGCTCGAGCCAGCCGTCCCAGAAGGCAGCCGTCTCGGCACCCTGGCGGGCTTCGTTGACGGTCATCTTCGAGTCGGTGTCGAACACCTTCTCGATGTTGTTTTCTTCACGCGTTTCCGAAGTCGGCTCGTACTCGCCGGTGGCGTCGTTCTTCACGTTCTTGTTCACCAGCAGCTTCAGCACGGCGAGCGACACTTCCTTGCCGACCAGCTCGATGAGCATCGGCACCGACTTCGGCGCTTCCTTCTTCAGCTCCGGGTCGTACAGCTTGATGACCTTGTCCTCGGCGTCCTGCTCAGCGAGCGGCTTGCCGGTGGCGACCAGGCAGATATCGTCGACGGTCGTGAAGCCCGGCAGCGGTACCTTCTTCGTCTTGTCGTCCTTGTTGATGAAGTAGTTTTCGCCCTTCTTGTTGGTGATGTAGATCGTCGGGCGGAACTCGCGGCCGCCGAGATCGAAGATGAATGACACCGAGCGTGCACCGCTCGCTGCCTGGCCGGCGTAGGCCGCCTTGATCACCGCCTTGTAGATGTCCGATTCGACCGGGCCGAAGTTGCCACCCAGGCGGTCTTCGGATTGTTCCAGGCCTTCGCTTTTCAGGTTTCCAAACAAGCTCATGATGTTTTCTCTTTCAGTGATGTGTTGACGTGAGGTCTATGTTTTCTTGACGGGGGTTGACCGATCAGATGTCGTAGAACTCGTTCAGGTGATCAAGCAGCTTCTGGGCATCGTTGTCGATGTAGGTCTCTTCGCGCTTGAACATGCCCATCGGACTGCGCAGGCGCATGCCGGTGGTCTGCTTCGTGATGCGGGTCTGGAAGACGTGTTTGAAGCCAAGCTCCTTCTCGTCTTCCGTGATATCCAGCATCTTGTTGCCGAACTTCTCCAGCTCCTTGAGAGGAACCTTCGTGGCACTGACAACTGTCGAGAAGTAGGCTTCCAGACCGTTGTTCTTCAGTGCACCTTTCACAGGGACACTGGTTTTCATGGACATGCTCTTTTCATCGAGCACGTCGAGCAGGTGAGCGGTGATCAGCACCGGTTTGCCAAATGCCGCTACCTTCTGCTGCATCAGCGTCTTCCAGAACTGCTGGTACTGGCTCCAGCCTTTCATGGTGTCGGCTGAACCGAGCACGTACATGGTCTCGAACATCTCCATCAGGAACGTGCCCGAGTCGATGACGATCCCTTCGCATACGTAGTCGAGCTGGCCCTGTGTGGCTGCATCGAACGCTTCATGCACCTGGTACGGATCGGTGATGGTGTAGCGGTCGAACTTGTTGGCAAACGGCAGGCGCTTGCCGGCTTCGCAGTTCAGGTACATCCAGTTCTGCTGGTTGCGGATATGGCGCAGGCTTGCGCTCTTTCCCTCGCCAGAGAAACCGCAGATCATGATCAGCTGATCATTGGCCGCACTCACGTCGGTTCCCTGGACTTCCAATACTTCACTCATGTGAGTTCTCCTTATCTCTCCCCCTGGCTCGATGTGACTGAGCCAAGGAAAGGCTTACTGTTTCTGGAAGCGCTTGGCCACCGTGGTCATGATCGTGCTGTTGATCTCCTCCTCGGAGAGGGGATTGTTCAGCTTGCCGTTGAACGCATGCACCTGCTTGCTGACCGACATCAGGTCCATGCCCGAGTCGACCAGAGCGAGCGCATACTTGATCATCTGGTTGTTGCGGCTACCTGTGACCATGCGCTGCACGAACCAGCGTTCCAGGTTGTCGAGCGACTCCACCTTCTTCATCTCGGTGCGGTACTGCTCGTTCTTCGATGTCTTCGGGATGAACCGCAGCGCATCGAGGATCTCGCCCTCGGTGCTGTAGTGGAACTTGCCGCCAGCAAAGGTCTCCCACTTCTTGGAGCGCTGGTTAGCCGACTCATCCGTCTTGAACGGCAGCCACTCCATGATGTTGTTCATGAATTCCTTGTACTCATCGGAATCCAGTTCCAGGACGTAGTTGATCGGCAGCAGCAGCCGGAAGCGGTTTTCCTCATCGGTGTGGCGCTTGGTCGTGTACGTCAGGAACTTGTATTCCTTTAGCAGCTCGTGCACGGTGGCGAGCGACACGCCTCCATCCACGTCGATGGCGACGAGGTTGAAGCCGGGGAACACGTTCTCCTCGGCACGGTGGCCGTTCTTCAGGTTGTGGTTGACCCAGTGCATGGGCTGGCCATCGTCCTGCGCCGCCTGCGTGAGCTGGTGGAGCTGGCTGAACGGCACCTTCTCACTCACGTAGTTGTAGGCCCAGTGCTCGCCGTACGAGACCGTGATCTCGTCGAGATTCGTCTCCTGCAAAGTCTCACCTTTGAAGAACTCGATGTTGTCGACGTAGAACTTCTTGACCACGATGTGCTTCTTGTAGCCCCAGGCGGTGGCCAGCGTCATCATCTCGTTGCGTGCGGCGTTGCCGGACTTGTAGAACGGCAGCGCCTCCATCAGGTCCGCATGGGTCACGTCCTGGCCACAGGTGGCGATGTACTTCGCCAGCTTCACGTAGGCCTTTTCCCGGTTGAGAATCGCCTGGAATGCCGTGCCGCTTTCCTCGACCAGCAGGATGGCCTGCTTCAGATGCTCCATCTCGACTTCGTTGCTCTCGTCGGTGAATGCAAACGCACCGGCGAGCTTGAGCGCCTTGAAGTAGCGGTGACCGAGCTCGGCCTTCTTGATCTCCTCGTGCTCGGCCATGGCCTCGGCCAGCTGCTCGCAGTGGATCTTGTACTGCAGCAGGGCGATCGCCACCGGCTCTTCGACGGTCATCTTCCAGCCGAACATGGCCGGGTCGGCCAGCTTGTGGAAGTGCGCCGCCCAGCGCTGCACCACGACATTGTTCGTCGGCTGCGTGAGGCGCTTGTAGATCTCCTCGGCCGACATGGTGTGCGAAGCCCTGCGGTCCTGCTGGCCCCAGCCGAACAGGCAGCGCCGTGCGTAACCCGTTTCCAGGAACGAGTAGAACTCGTTCTCGGTCTGGCCGCCGTCGAGCAGCTTCGAAGGCGTGCCGAACAGCAGCATGTTGGTGGGCGTCTTGCCGTCCACTTCCTCGCCACGGGTGTTCTCGACCGTGTTCTTCGTGAGCTTCTGCTTGACGATGCCCTGGTCGTACAGCTCCAGGAACAGGTTCAGCACGTCGATGTTGCTGATCAGGTTCGAGCCGATCTCATCGATCTGCAGGTTGATCGAGCCACAGTTCGCCAGCAGCAGCTTCTGGCGTAGCTGCTTCACAGCCGGAGGCGTGCCACTGTCGAACGTGAACGGGAAGGCGCCGGCCCGCTTGAACTCGCCCTGCAGAGCTTCGAATTCCTCCGCTGGATCCGTGCCGTTCTTGCCGGCGCGATGGTTGGCCATCTCGTTCAGGTGCTTCTCGGCCACCACTGGCAACGTGTCTTCCATGAAGCGCTTGCGAAAGCCCTTCATGAATTCCTGTTCGAACACATGGACCGAGTGGCCCTTGCCGTAGCCGGAAGAGGCCAGTGCCAGTGCGTAGATGTTCACCGGGATTTCGCCGCGGTCCTGCGTGACGACGAGGGCACGCATGTTGCTCGCCATTTTTCCGAGGAAATAGGCGGCTTCGACGCGGAAGAATCCGCGATCGGTGTTCTGCGTTTTATTGCAGAGCACATCGACAATCTCTTCGACTGCCGGATGGTGGGTTACCCCGGTGAGATCAATCATGGTGTGAGATACCTGTTCTTCTGGGTGCAGGCGTCGTAAGCGTCGCAGTAACCGCAACGCTTCACTTCGCCCGGCACGGTGATGACGATGCCCTTGCCGGCCTTGTCGACACGCCAGAACTGATTCGCTTCAACGAGCGTGTCAAAGTTCTTGGTGGACTTGCCAGCCGTCTTGGTAGGGTCGGCGTAATACTTGAACTTCGGGTCCGAGCGCCAGAGCTCTTCATCCGTACATTCCGGGATCTGGTTCTCAGGCGCGTTCGAATACTTCTGCACCTGGGTCAGCTTCCACTTGATCCACTGCTCCGTTTCCTCGACCGACAGCAGCGGGATGTCCTTGTGCTGGACGCGCTTCTGCGGATAGGCCGGGTTCTGCCGGGCAGCCATTGCCGACCAGTCGGTGAAGATGAAGTTGATCCGGATGAAGTCCTCGGTGATCTTGTCCGGGTTCAGCCACTTGTAGATCGAACCCTGCAGACGGTAATCACCGTCCTTGCCGCCGTACAGCCAGGTGTAGGACGTGGTGGACTTGTTGTCCATCACGATGCCTTCCATCACCATGTCGTACTTGCCGCCGACGATGTACGTGACACCATTGACCACGACTTCGCGCTTCGCACGCTGCTCGAGGTAGATCGGTATCGTCCCTGGCTCCGGCTTCTCCGGGTTGATGCGGACGTGTGCAATGACATCGTCCGGATAGCCCATCAGCTTGAGCGCACGGGCATACCCATGCGTCCAGGCCTTTTCGATCGAGTCGTGCAGGGACTTGCCCAGCGCCGAGGCGATAAACTCGTCCACGTCCGGTGCCTGACGCTGGGCAGCCGGAATCCGGTCGGGCAGAACGAGGTGGCGGATCGGCCGCATCAGCTTCGTTGCGCTGATGTAATTTGCGTCGTTGACGTAGTCGTACTCGTCGTGGAGGATCCACACGGCCAGTGCGAGCGAGATATCGCTGTTGTTCGTGACTTTCATGATGAGGAGTGCCAGGAGTGAATGGGGGTTGCTGGAACCAGGGAAAGGATCAGTAACCCGCTCAGTTACTGGTCAGCGTGTCGCCAGCCAACGATGTCGGAGGCAGCTGCAACGACAGTACCGAGGTGAGACCAGTTGAAACTGCGTACCCGGCCTATGGCTGTGTTGCCATCACGCCGTTTGATCTCGACGTAAAGATCCGAAGGTGCCGGGCCGCCGCCGGATTGACTGCCGGGCCAGTCCCACCACGTTTTCACTTCCAGATTCTTCTCGGGTTTCTGTCCCAGCATGTCCTGCGCGGCATCAACCACTGCGGCGTCATCCCGCGCATGCTGCAGGGCTTTCAGGCTGCGAGTTGCGTAGTGAACACGCTTCTCCGCGTCGTAGATCGCCTGATCGAGCTGGCTGCGGCCCGGCTTGCCATTGCCCAGACGGGCAGCAGCAGTGCGCCAGATCGCCTTGAATTCACAGGCTTCGTCGAAGGTCATGCCGAGTGTGGAGATGATGTCCTCGCACTCCGCCTGGTAGGCCGGCTGCTCTTCACGCTGGGGATGGTCGACCTGGGCCAGGTAGTAGTTCACCCGGCCGCCAGTGAGTTTGCTGGCAGATTCAGCGGCGATCTGCTCATTGAGGCCGAGCGTCCCCATTACTGCACCGTCGCCTTGCCGACCACGGCGAAGGGGTCGACCACCTCTTCACCACCACCGACAACACGCAGGTGAGCGGCGGCCGCCTTCGGGATCTCCTGCTGCTTCTGGCCGTCCGGTGCCGCGTTGAACTCGGCTTCCGTCATGTAGCCCAGGTTCATCAGGTTCGTGATCACCACGTCGATGACGTTGACCTTCGTCGCTTCGTCACCCAGGCGCTTGAAGAGCTGCATCTGTGCAACTTTCTGGGCCTGACCGAGCAGATGGGTCGGGATCGTGTCCTTGTCGTGGGTCACGACGCCGTTGATGTTCGCGGTGTTGATGGCGAGTCCGCCGTCATCAGCCGGCATCGAGAACACGATCTGGGCAGCCACCATGAAATGGAATTTGCGGCCTGCCGCATTGGGGGTCTGTTTCATTGCCTTGTCTCCGCAGAGGGAAGAATGGGGAAACAGAATGTCTGTTTCCCCACAAAGTTATATCTAAAAACGGATGGTACTTGTGAAAGCCCGGTGTGTCTAGGCCTTCTCAAGCAGGATTTAAAGTGGGTACCACCAAACCACCAAAACCAAAGATAACTCTAGGCCATGGCGGCTTCGACGAGGTCGAACAGCTCCGCCTCGGTGGCACCGTTGGGGATGCCGATTTCGTTTTCCCAGGACGGGAAGAAGATCGACAGTTCGCCGCCGAGCTTCACGTCAGGGTGCGCGATGGCTGGGTCGTCCTGCCATTGAACCGCCTTCACCAGGTGTTCATTGGTGTACAGAACAGGCTTTGGGTCTTCCCTGACGAGGTAATACTGGGCGTCATGGATATGCGCGCACGGTCGAATGGCGGTTGAGTACTCACTCTTGCGGACTTTGCCCATGAATTCCACGCTTGCACGGGAGTTCAGCAGACAGTAACTCTGGCCCAATGCATTGCCAGCCGATCGACCTTCAGCTTCAGCCTGGTGAGGTGTGCGGGAGTTACCCCGGATCACCTGATGAAGGAGCGGTGTCCGGACTCTCAGGCCGAATGCCACGGTGACGTAGCCATCCTTGCTGGCCTGATCGAGCTTGGCTGCCACCCAGTCATCACTCACCTTGTAGAGTTCGTGATAGCGGGCTTCGATCTTTTTGGCTTTCTCCTCCGAGAAACCACAGTTCGTCATCAGCGTCTTCCAGGTGCCCTGATAGGTCAGGGCGAAGGTCGGCGCCTTGGAGTCCTGCCGGAACGTTTTGTACTTCGTCTCGATGGAGTTGATGCTGGGCACCGTATCCACGATGTCCGGCATATCCTCACCGAAATAGCTGAACGAGCGCAGGCAGTGGCCGTCATAGCCATCGGTGTAGACCTTCAGCTTGTTTGGATCCTTCGTGGTCAGCGCCGAGATCCGGTCTTCCAGTGATGCGAAGTCCAGACCACAGAACAACCAGCCCGGTGGCGCCTCGAAGCAGCTCTTCACGAGCTTGCCCAGCATCAGCTTGCCCTTGACGATATACGGCAGGATGGCGTCGCCAAAGAGTGCCAGCAGCGCAGCGCTCACCGCCATCGACGCATTGGCCGGCAGGTTCTGCAGATTCGGGTCGTTCGAACTGAGCCGGCCGGACAGCGTGCCGCCCAGATTGAAGTTGCCGAACAGGTAGTACCAGCCATCCGGACCCATCTGGGCGTTTTTCAGCGCCTTGATGAAGGTGCCGAGGATCTTCTCGACTGCCTTGTATTCGAGCAGCGCCGACAGGAACTCCTTCACATAGGCGTCGCCCGTGTGATTGATCAGCGCCTCGATGGTGTCCCCATCGGTGGACGGCAGCTTGGAGTCGGTGAGAGACAGCACCGGCAGACCCAGGAACGTAAAGAGCAGATCCTGGAGCTGCGGAGCCGATCGGGGATTGAATGTCCGGTCCTCGTCCTCCACCTCGGCCACGGTGATCCGTTTCACCTTCCACTTGCTGTTCATCTTGGCCGCGTACTTCTCGGCCAGCCGGTAGCTGTAGCGCTGCACCGCGGCCGACGCCATGATGTCGGCCTCGGCCTTGTCGAACGCGGCCTGCAGGATCTTCTCGACTTCCAGCACCCGACGCATGTTCACCGGCATGCCGGTGAGCTGCATCTGCACAATGTCCACGGTGGCCGGCTGGAAAAGTGTCTGGTAGACACCTAACTGGTGGTCGGCCACCATCGTGGAATAGTGCTTGGTGTGTACATGCCAGGTCGACAGGGAGTCGATCAGGTTGTATTCGAGCAGTACCGGCAGCGGGATCTTGGTGATGTCGTTGATCTCCGTCTGCGCGTAGTTGCCGGCGAATTCCTGAGCCTGTGCCTTCAGGCCCAGCTCATTGCCGGCGCACGAGTTGGTCGCCAGGTAGGTGATCAGTTTCGTGCAGTCCCAGTTCCCCTTGGGCAGCATCACTTCCAGGCCGTGCAGCAGCCCTTCGGTGTCGCAGATGTGCTCCATGAACAGCTGATAGATCAGCACATACACGTCGAAGGCGATGTTGTGATAGATCGCCTTCTGCGTGAGCCGGGTGAAGAACGAGCGCAGCAGTTCCCGGCGACGCTCATTCCTTACCTGGATCCCGAAAGGTGCCTCGGTGGCGCCTTCGATCGGCACGTAGTCGACCGGGAAGGCAATCCCTTCGTGCTGGTTCCAGGCAAACGAGATGGTGCCGATGCCGGCGTCGTAGTGCTTCAGGCTGAACGCCTCGATGTCGCTGGTGAGCGGCACATCCATCTCAAGCAGCTTCTCGAGCCAGGCCTCGATCTCGTCATCGGTCTGCGGATACTCTGCAAACCGGATGATGCCGTGGCCGGGATCCCGGTACTGCTGGGTGGCGTGTGCAATGACCGCCTCGATCGCACGGGTGATCTTCGTCTTCACACCGGCCGGATCATGAAAGATCATCCGGTAGGAGGGCGCATAGACCACCTTCTGCGAACCGAACTTCGAGTCGAGCACGTAGCCGAGGCTGGCATCCACGTTCGTGGCGCCGGTGAGCGTCTTGAAGTAGCCGCTGTCGGTGCACATGATGTACTGCACCTTGTGGTCATCGAGCACTTCCTGCAGCTGCTCGGTGATATAGGCCTTCATCTCCGCGGCCGGCGTCTTCTTCTTGCCCTCGGCGTAGTGCAGGTCGAGCACCAGCACGTCCTCGGCATCGACACCGGACTCGGTGAAATACGCCTTGCGGATCTCGTCCTTGCGGATCTGGCCCACGAGCAGGCACACCGGATACTCGGGCTGCTGGGCGTAAAAGTGGTAACGCATTTCCTTCCTCAGTAAATCAGGCTTGCCATCGCGTACATCTCGATCTTCGGCAGGATCTTGCGAAACTGCTTCAGATCCCGCTCGTTGTGCCGGATCAGGAACTCCTGATTGAACTTGCGTGGCATCGCACGCAGCTGCGGAACCAGGGAAACCAGACACTCCGGCAGGGTGTCGCGGATCTCCTGCAGGTCGTTCGCCTGGTAGAGCAGCTTGAACAGCATCTGGCCGATCTGCGCCTCGTCGAGCTGCACCTGCTTTTTGTCTTTTAGCCATCGCTCCATGTCCCCGTTCAGTGCATAGGCGAGCACCGGCCACGACTTGTAAATCGTGTTGCCGAGGCTGTGCCGGTAGACCTCGCCAGCGAACAGGAAGCCCTTGTATGGGTGCTCACACTCTTCGTCGTTCTGGACAACCAGCCGGTCAATGGCTGTGGCGAGTCGCCGGTTTTCCGGTGCGAAGAGCGTGGACTTGATCTCGTCGATCAACGGATTGATACATGTCAGGGCCATAGCTTTCTCCTTACTGGATCAGGCCTCCATATTTGTCTGCCAGGGTACCGTAAAGCACGACCCGCTGGCGCGCACGTGTGAATGCCACGTACAGCAGACGGGCCACCACGTTCGGGTTGTGACAGGTGGACAGGTCACCCAGGTCGATGAACACCGTGTCGTAGGTCGAGCCCTGTGCCTTGTGCACGGTGGCCGCGTCCCGCTGACGCAGGTCCGGGAAGTTGTTCTTCAGGAAGAAGTAACGGTTCCAGTTCTTGCTCTTCTGGTAGAACTTGATCAGCTTCAGGAAATGATCCCGGTCGACCGGTACCATCACGTTGCTGTAGTAGCTGCCAGAGCGGCTCTTCAGTGTGGTGCGGCGGAACTCGAGCTGGACATCGTCGTCGATATCGGCCATCTCGGTTTCAGATGACTGGCTCTCGATCTCGACTTCTTCCTCGACCCGCATCATCTGGCTGGCCTGACGGATCGCATTGTTGTTGACCAGGAACTCGCCCTGAACAAAGTTCTCCGGAAGCTGACGCACCGATCGGATGTGTTCGTTGTACTGAATCACCCGATCATTCTTGTAGGAGAGAATGCGCTTGTCGTGCGTCTGCTGCGCAAACTGCAGGCCGATCTCATACTCCATCTCCTCATCGGAGAGGTGATCGATGATGCCCGGCACGATCCGGATCGGGTGGAATTCACCCGTCTCGACGGTCTGGCGCAACTGGAAATTCACCGCCTGCAGCTCGGGGGTCTTCGTGCGCATCGGCTCGGTGAGCTCGAAGAAGGGCAGCCCATCCCGATAGATCGGGGAGAGCGTTTCCGTCACCGGTGCCAGCTGGCAGTGGTCGCCCACGTAGATGATCTTGCACTTGGCCGTGCCTTCCAGAATGTAGCCGCGCAGGTCGCTATCGATCATCGAACACTCGTCGATGAAGATGATCATCTTCTCGTGGACCTTCCACTGCTTGCTCTTGGTCAGGTGAACACGGCCGCTCAGGTGGTTTTCCTTCATCGTCAGATTCAGGAACGAGTGGATCGTCTCAGCGGGCCGGCCGGTTGCTGCGGACAGGACTTCGGCCGCCTTGTTGGTGGTCGCCGTCATTTGGACTTCGGTGTACTCGGGCGTGAGCGCCATCATCTTGCAGGTGGACAGGTACTGCGACATCACCTGGTCGATCAGGTAGCCCATCAGGTAGGTCTTGCCTACGCCACCTGGGCCGGACAGGATCAGTTCCTTGTCCTTGCTGAAGAGGAATTCGAAAAAGCCATCAGCGGCTGCCTGTTGTCCCTGGTTCAGGGGTAAGGACTTGAGTTGCTCCACATTGCCTCCGGGCGTGTTGAGCCAGGCGCCGTCCTGTGGAAGGAGGGCGCCTGTTATCTTGGAGAGGGGGGTCAGTCGAGCAGGACGGGGATGCGGGCCGGCACGAATGCGGAGAGATCCGGCTTGAAGAAGTCCGGTCCCTTGGCGATTTTCATGTTCGCGTCGTAGATGGGTTTGCCATCGACGAACTTCGAATAGAGCGATGCGTTGACCTCGTCGAGGGCATCCACAATCGGGAAACCGCACAGGTAGCCAACACCCGTTGCCGTCACGATCTGGTCGCAGAGTGCATCGAGGAAGTCGGTGCGGGCATGCGGCTCGACCGTGATCACTTCATCGGACTCTTTCAGGTAAGTCGCCAATGCCTTGAGGGCTACCTTCGCCTCGTGAAGCAGCACCGTCGCTTTGGGAGAAGTCGGCGTGATCTCGTCGATCATCTCCGCCACTTCCTCGAAGTGGACTCCCGTCTGCGTATGGAACTGCTTGCTGTCCGGATTAGGACGTGCCGTCTTGATCCAGTCAAAAGTAGCGCTCAAGGTACTGGCTTTAACTGGCTTCGACTGCTTTTTGGTGCTCATGAGTATCCCCGGTAGGTGGTCTGTCCTGCGACAGAAATTCTTTCACCAGCAGGTTGCGCACGTAATCCTTGATGGAAATGTGCGGCCCCAGCTGTTTTGCCAGCCAATCCTGCTGCTGACGCGACATGGACATGAAGACATCTTCCATGAAGGTACGGCGAGTGTCGGCCGGTGCAATGTTCAATGCCTTCAGACGAAGGGTGATGGTGGTTGGATGGCAGTCCAGCAGCTTCGCGATGGTGGACAACGACAGGCCGACACTGTTCAGACGAATAATGTCGCCGTCAGTAGCCTTCCGGTTTGCCCGGTAGACGTTAGACATGGTTACAACTCCCTTAAAAATAACCTCTAGTCTAGCTTGACTAGAGGTATATAGGAAGTTGTAAGCCCCGCCGCTATGTTGCTTTACGCACAGTGCTTCTTCTTCAGACGGAAGATCTGGTCCTTGGAGAGCCCCGTTTTACGGGCAATCTCAATATTTGAGACGCCTCCAACCTTCAGAAGATCGATGGCCGTTTTCTGCCTATCCCCCAGGGTATCTTTGACCGCGGCTGATTTTTCAACCTTGGGCCAGGACACCTTATTCGGCGCTTTCTTGCGATCGACCCTGGCCGGCACCGGCTGGGCTGCTTCGCCCAGGAACTTGGCAATCTCGTCGCCGGTATCGGCCGGCAGTCCCAGTGCCGTCCAGCCTTTGCGGGCTTTCTGCTTGAGATCGCGCAGTGCCTTAGCAGCCTTTCTTTCTGCCGGGAAGGTCTGTGCATCGAGCATGCTGGCGTACAGATCGGCAGCCTGCTGCGCAAGTGTCGGCTTCGTCGTCGATTGGGCGCTATCTGCCTTCTTCTCCGTCGAATTTGACATAAGGTTATTTATCACCGGCGCTGAAAGCTCTTTGTCAGGCTTGGCAACCAGGTCCGCTGCCTTCACGTCAGGCGCCTCCGGAGCCTTCGGTTCGAGTGGTTCCTGCATGTCGAGCGTCTCGGCTGTGCCGCGTGCCATCGCTAGTGCCGCGGCGGCACCGCTGATCGGCGCCGGTGCTGCACTGCGTGCATTCGGGCCGGCGTCCATGTAGGTCACGTTGCTGCCTCTGTGGCCGCCGACCTCAACGAGCTGGGTGACGCCGATGTGGTTGCCTCGCAGCACGTTGTTGAGCAGCACGGCGCCGTCCGGATCACTGCTGATTGAGCCACCACCGTTGACCAGGTGACGCAGTTTGTCCGGAAGGTTCGCCAGGATGTGGTAGCCGCAGACCCGCATCTTGTTGTGGCTGTACTCAGGCACCGCGAACACGTCTTCCGGACGGACCTTGGCGATCACCGTGATCTCGCCGCTGAAGCCATTGAGGTAGCTGAGCGAGGCCACATGCAGGCCGTTCGAACAGTCCTGGCGACGGTTGGGGTCTACCAGACCTGGCTTCATGAACACGTACGAGCCGACCTTCTGCTTGATGTTGCGTGAGTGCACGTCCACGAAGTGATCGCCCTGGTTGCTCAGCCGCTTGTAGATGACGATGGAACCATCATCGGCAATCGGCAGATCGCCCTTCTCGATGAACTTCATCAGGTCTTCGACCGAGTGGCCGCGCTGGTCGATGATGCCGGCCAGACGCTCGATGAACTTCTCGAAGCCGGCGTAATCCTGGAGCTTCTGTGCAGAGCGCAACTGACGGGCCAGCTTGTGTGCGTCGGGAATGATTGCTCCCGACTTTTCATGCACGGCCACGATCGTTTCCGTCTCCTCATTCAGCGGCGTATGGAACTCCGCACGGTCGGTGCCCACGCTGTTGCCGACCAGCTGCTGCATGCGAGCTCGCGCTGCGTCCAGCTTCTGGTCATTGGTTAGCGGCCGGGCGGCCTGACCGGTAGTTGCGTTTTCTTCTGCGGCTTCGTCGAGACGTGCCTTGACAGCCGCATCAGCTTCAGCCTGAGAGAGATCAGCCACAGCCGGCGTCGGATCTGCAGGTCCATCTTCTTCCTTGGTTCCCTGGTTCGTTGCTTCCTTGGGCACATGGTGAATACCCATGCCCGAGTCCACCACTTCGAACTTCGATTCCGGCTGGCCCGGAAAGACACCGATCTGCAGCGGCGAGATGTGGGCAACTGCCTCGTCCACCTTCTCCGGCGACTCGGTATTGACCAGTCCCTTCAGGAAGGACTTCGCCACGCGGAAGAACTTCACCACGCCCTTGGTACCCTTCTCCGCGTCACCGAACTCCGTGCGCTGCACGAAGATCGGCGTCACGTCGACTGTCACTGCCAGTCCGGCCTCGAGTTCCTTCTTCGATTGCTCCACAATCCGCGGGAGACGTGCGTCTCCCTGCTCGATGTTCAGCGTCGAGCCATCCTGCAGGTACAGCGTGGCATAGCGGGTATCAACCGACAGTGCCACGATAGTCACGAGGTTTTTCATTTCAGTTTCCGTTTTTGAATGCGCCCATGACGAGCGATTTGAGAGCGGCTTTACGCTCCGGGTGTTGTTTGGCCAGCTCCGTGAAGTTGCTGCAGCTCTGGATCAGTCCCTGTGCAATCCGGTCCTGCTTCAGTGCCTTCAGCTTCACCACACACGGCAGTTCGTCGAGCTTGTATCGACGCACCACATCGGCGTAATGCCGCAACTGCTCCATCGTCAGGTCAGGAACCAGAGAGGAAAAGTAGGTGGCGCTGATGCCTTCGACGAGGGATGCAGCACGGTCGAACGCTGCGTTTTCCGTGAGCTTGTCGAAGCCGGGGAGCTTGATGTCCAGGTACTCGAGCAGCTCTAATTGCGTCTCCTGAACGTGGTGGTGGTCGAATAGTCCCGCCTTGCGCTGCTTCGTGCAGTAGTCCGCGTATTGCTTCGTGTGCACGAGATCCCACAGACGTTTCGCCAGATAGCTGTCGACGTGCACAGCCCCGCGCTTCAGTGCCATGTTCTTTTCCACACCCGTACGCACAACGACGCCGAGCTTGCGCTCCTCATCGGTGAGATCCAGGTAGGTGCCGAACATGCCGAGCTTGCCGTTCTTCGTCACCTCCTCCACCGTCACGTAGAAACGCGGCGTGTCGGTCGTATCGGTGACTGACTTCATTAGCTTGATCTGATTCTGGTGCATCTTTCGCTCACCTGTGTCGTCGTGATAGACGTTGGTGAGCGACATCAGCAGGTTGGCTTTCTTCTTCGAGCCCACCGCCAGATCGAGCTGCCCGGCCTGCGCCCGGCGACTGGCTGCACGGTTCAGCTTGGCAATTTCCAGCTCGGTGGCCACGCTATCCCATGAATGGTTGAGCGTGAGATCGACGACCTGAAAGCCAGCGTCCTCGAATGCCTTGATGATGGCGTCCTTGTTCACATCCTTCGGCGCGATCCGGTAGACCCAGGAAGCCTGACCATGGACGACACTCGGGCAGCACTGGATGCTATCGTCGAGATTCTTCAGGCGCGAAGTGACAAACACGGTCGGGTTGTCTACCAGCTGCTTCAGGTTGCCGAACTCGTCTGCACTGACCCGGCTCAGCAAATGCTCATGCTTCTCGCGCCGGTCAAAGTAGAAACGCTTGGCATGGAAGAACTCGCTGACCTTCAGCAGATCCGGGTGTTTCTGGAACACACGCGAAAGCGGCCGCAGGATGTAGTGCTTCAGGAAGGCGTGTTTCAGGTCTTCCTTTGCCGTCCAGTGTTTGTCGACGAGGCGCCGGCGCAGACGGTGATACTCACGGGTCGCCGCCTTGTTGGTGAAGGTGTGCTTGGTCTTGAAGCCCCGATGCTCAGCAGCTGCCAGCAGGTTTTCATACTTCGCACGCGTGGCTGCACCGAGATGCGAACCCAGATACCGTCGCACCGGTAATGGATCAATAGCCTCCGTGCTGTTGACATACTGGTCCAGGCCGGTATAGAACGATTCGCCTGATGACAGTTTGGCCACCGCGGTCATTATCGAACCAGGGATCTGTTTGATCAGGTCGTCCTCGATGCGGGCCACGAGTGCCACGCACAGATCCGTGATGCCGTCCTCCGTCATCTTGCTCGACGAGAGTGCTTCACGGTTCGGTGTCAGTGCCAGTGTGCCCGGTGCCGCCTGCACGACCATCTTGCGAAAGCCGACGAGCTCCATGAACTGCTTGAGCAGGTCCACCGCCTTCTGCGTACCCGGCGTCTGTAGCATCGGATAGATGACGGCGCCGTAGCGCACGAACAGCGAATGGTTGCCCATGTACTGGAAGTACCAGTTGTCGGCCACACTGTAGCTGCCGACTTCGGTCGACAGGTTCATCGTGGCGAGCTGCGTTTCCGTGACGCCTGGACGACTGAACAGCACGTTCATGTCGCCGTGCATGACGACCGCCCGGATGTATTCGGCCATCTGCTCGACATCCTTCTGCTGCAGCTGGATGCGCACGGTGAGTCCGCTGCGCTCAGTCGGCACCTGCATGACCTGCTGGATGGCGGGCTTGCCCTCCGCTTCCACGCTGGCGCGCACCAGGTTGTAGATAGTCTTCGTTCCCTGGTTCTCATTGATCACACGGAACGAATCCGCATAGGACCAGGGTGACTTGGCACCGAGGCCGAAGCCACCGGTCACCTTCACGTTCTTGCTCTTGGTCGAGCCGCCCATCGTGCCGTAGACCATCGGGAAGTCCTCGGCCGGAATACCGTTGCCGCTGTCCTCGATGACGAGCTCATACTCGTCGGTAATGGTGACCTTGACCGGCACATCGGTGCGCCCCGCCTCGATGTGTGCATCCCAGGCGTTGCACAGCGTTTCACGGATGCACGCCAGCTTCTGGTTCGAGTACAGGTTGGTGGCCAGCATCATCAGGAATGCGGCATCTTCAACCATACCGACTGCGGTGGTCTTCTGCGCACCGAGCGTGGCTGCGGTGGCATCGCCTTGAATGTCTGCGACTTGCATGTCTATCTCTCTAATGGGTTCAGTGGGGTGAACGTGAATACGGCTTCAGGCCGTTTGTTTTCTTGCCAGTCAAAGTCAGCGATCCAGCTCTGCACCCAGGGTGTGATCACTTCCCCGTTGGTTCCAATCTCGTAGATCGGATCGGGTGTTAGCCAGTAGTGCATGAACGGTGTGGTCGGATTGCTCTCCACAGGCAGCAACACCAGACCGTTCATGGCCAGCGAGAGGATGAAGTCGTTGTTGTCCCGCAAATGGTTTCGGCATATTTCACCGACGACCTCGCGGTATTTCTTCTCGGACAGCATTAGTCCTCCTAATCAGCTTATCGCGGAGATCTGGACCCCTTTCCAATTTCAGGCGGCATCCTAATTTCGGATCGGGTTTGCCGCCCAGATCCCCTGGATAAACAGACTGGAAAAAATGGGGCAGGCATTGCCGTGCCTGCCCCGAAACAGCTGGCCATCCGAGGGGGATAACCGACCAGCTGCTGAGAGACTACAAAGATATCTCTATCAAGCCGGGAAAAAGAGGGGAGGCATTTTCATACCCCCCCTAAACACGCCGCTCCTGTTGACAGCATCTACAGAAGCGTCCCACAAACTTGATTCTAACGTTAACCGGTGACGTGTGCCAACAGCTGGATGACATGGCGGAACTTGCTGTCATCCCGTGCAGCCCGTCTTGCCCGCACCACTGCGGTGTGTTTCTCCCGGTACTTGCGGGAACGCTGCGTCGATGTCCGTGCCGGAGGCTTCCTGGCATCACTGCCGGCGCCCAGTGCGTAAACGGGTGCCGGCTCGACACGGGTGCGCTCATAGCAGTGGACGTGGATGAGGTTGCGCTCATGCAGTCTCTCCACGGCACTGCCGATGGTCGACCGGGGAAAGGAGCCAAGGGACTCAAACAACTCGGTCACGGTCATCTCCCCGAACTCGAGAAGCTCCAGCACCAGCTCACAGGTAGTCACTGCATCTTCCCCACGAGTGTGCGAAGGTTCTTCATCGTGAAAGCAAAGCCTCCGACAAAGCCCATCACCTGTTTGTACATCTCCGCCTGCTGTCGGCGGGTGGTGACTTCCTGCAGATCGTCGGTCAGGTTGATTGCGTCCTTCAGACTCTTCAGTTCATCGCCGTTACAGCCGAACTTGCCGAGTCTTTCGTAGCGTTCACCCACAGAAACGAGTGCCTTGAGTGCATCGACATAGACGCCTTCGAGTGCTTTCTCGCCTGCTTCGTCAGCGAATGCTGTGAGTGAGCCACCGACCATCACCCGGAAGGTGACAGTCAGGAACTCTTCTTCGGTACCGCGGCCGTCCACTACGGCCTGAAGATGGCCGTGCGGGATAAGTTTGAGACTCAGTTCCTGGTCTGGTGTGTGCCGGAAGATCGCCGGCAGCTTGACCGGCCGTTTGACCGATCGATGAAATTGCGTACGCACTGCTTACTCCCAACCGGCTATTTCGATGACACGATCCAGGTGCTCCTGGTCCAGCTGGTCGGGCACACCCCCAGCAGCCAGATCCGAGATGAAGTCGTGCAGCTTGTCGCTGGCCCGATCGCTGATGTCCCCTTCCGGGCACAGTTCCTTTTCGAGTGCGCCGAGCGCATCCCAGTAGGCAATACGAGCCGCAACAGCGGCTCGCAGCAGTTCAAGTTTGTCGTCCATCAGAGTCTCCATTTGCTGGCTGTGCGGCGAGGATGTGCCGTGCACGGCTTTGCACCCAGTCTGCGAACGCAGTGTCATCATCGAAGTGATCCCGGTTGAATCGTTTCGCCTCGGCAATGTTTTTCAGTTCTGTCAGCGCCGGCGCATCTACCGCTGGGGCGGCTTGCAGTGCGGCGCGTGCGTAGAGCTTGACGCCGTCAGGCAGCGGCTTGATGCCTTCCCGATATTGCAAATAGCCGTGGAATGAGTTGACTATCCAATCGTCGCCCTGCGCAGGTGATGGCGCGGCACGGATACCATCGTCGATGTCACAGGATTCGTCAGGGCAAACCACGCCGTCATGCTTCGCCATGTGGCAAATGTCGTCCCATCCCGTCTGGCAACTTTTCGCGGCAGGCTTGCTTGCAGAGAGCAGGATCTGATTGACCACGGCAGTGACGACTTCCAATTGGTCGGGGTCCAAAGGAAACCCGTGAACCTCGCAGGTCTGGATCACTTCTTCTTCAGTTATTTGTGCGGTCATCAGAATCTCCTACGGGCAGGTCGGGGCAGGCACGCCGAAGTCGTGTTGCTCCCAGGGTTTGTTGCAGGTCTCGCAGCGGCCTTCGAGCCTGGCCAGATCCTGCTCACACTGCTCGTAGATAGCCTTGGCCTTGGCCTGATCGCCGTCTTCGAGCGCCTGGTAGAGCTGCGAACCCGGGGCCGCTGTCGTGTCCCGGTACTTGATCGATTTGCTGTTCATCAGTTTCTCTGGATCAATGGGATCGAATATTTCTCCGCGAGGAGTCGGTTTTCCAGGCCGGACACAGTGATCATCAGTTGCTTCTGCTTGTCCGAGATCACATCGGCCAGATCATGACGGTTGGCCCAGCCGACGACGATGGCCTGGGCAGGTTGCGCGGCTTTCCAGATCTTCAGGCCATGCCAGACCGGATCCATGATCACAGTCTCTTTGGGGTAGTTCTGCTCGAACCACTCCATGAATTCACGTATGTCCATCAGAATCTCCGTTTTCCCTGGTAGAAGGCGAGCTTGGCTTTCGCCTGCTCGGTTTTCTTGCTGGCCAGGGCGCCGTTCTTTGCCCTTGGCTCCGGTTCATCCTGAGCCAGAGGAGGAAGACGAGCTTCCATGGCTAGCAGCTCGTCGATCAGACCGGGATTACGGAACGGTGTCTGCAACGCGGCCGGCTCGGTGTAGATGTCGTCGATGATCATCATCTGGACCTCACCTTTTTCCATCCAGATCTTGCGGCCGATGCACACCGAGGTTAGGTCACCGTAGCCAGGCGTGGCGAAGTCCACGCCCAACACAAGCTGTTCGAGAAAGGACTTGCCAGGTTCGCGGATCTGCGAAGCGAGCATGCGTTTCTCGATTTCCGCAAAGTCGAGCTGGTCGAGCATTTCGAGTGTCCTGCGCTGGTAGTTCTCCAGCATGATCTCGGGCTTGTAGATGGAGACGAATTCGCTGAGCTTCATTCGTCCACCAGCTTGCAGTCAGAGGCAACGTGCTCATCTCCGCACTCGTCGATGACGATCATGTTGCCGTTGCCATCACGGCCTTCGTGATACTGGGTCTTCGAATCGTCCCAGTACATTTCGCTGCCACCGGCGTAGATGGGATCACCCAGATCGCTGAAGCCGTTGGTGTTGGCACAGGCAGGTACCAGTTCCTTGGTGCCGACGATGTACCGGCCGTTGGGCGCAATCATCTGTTTCATGGGTCGTATCTCGTTAGCTCGGTCAGCAGCACATTTAAATGCCGCCTGATGGTGTAATGGTCGAAAAGCACCCGAATGTTGCCAAGCCGGGGCTGCATGGTCTTCAGGTCGAAGTCACGCATCAAATGGGAATCCAGCGTAGTAAACGTAATGTGTTCCCGCTCATGCATTTGTGTCATCAGTGCCAGGTGCATGTGCATTTCACGGCAGTGATTCTGGCTTTCGCCCACGATCCAGACCTCCTGGTGCGGGCTATGCAACTTCACTGCGATGGCATCTAGCAGCATCCGGTGAGTGCGACCACTACCCCGCTTCGACTCATCACACATCGCACGGTCCTTTCATGCCTGGCTCCTATGAGTGGAAGCTGTACTTGCCCTCACCCTCGCGCCAGATGGCGCCGATGGTGTACTGGGCTCCGCCTTCCGTGCGACGGTAGTAGGCGATCAGGTCGTTGCCCTTGCCGTCGCGGTAGATCTCCACATCGTCGTAGGTCATGGACCACAGCGACAGGTAGGCGATGGCGTTCAGGAACTCCCGGCCCAGCTCGTGCTGCAGCTTTTCGACGAACTCCTTTTCCAGATGAAGACTGACCTTGCGCATCGTGTTCTCCTTGGTTCAGGCTGCCATTGATTGCTGTGCAACTTCGATCGGCAGGTGGTTGATCGAGCAGTGGCCGCCCTTGTCCTCACCGAACCAGCAGAGGTACGAGACGCCGGCGTTCGTGCGCTTCCACATCTTTCCGGGGTACACACCGGACGGAAGCGATGTGTCGTAGCTCGACAGCTTCTTGAAGTCCTGCGGATCGAGCAGCGCCTTGCCGTCACGGATGAAGATCATCTGACGGTCGGGTTGCTCCCAGTACGCACCGAGCGGATCGGTCATCTCCGGGATCACGTCCTTTCCGTTCGTCGACTTGGACACTTCAACGTAGGTTGCTACACCGTCGTCGTTCCTGGCGGTGCCGGGGTTGCTGCGGTCGAACTTCTCGATCTCAGCTATCAGCAGGGCAGCGGCCTTGACCATCGCATCGCGTGAAGTCTTCGGCTTCCACCACTCAGCACGCCATGGCCAGTTCAGCGGAGGCGCACCTTCGAGTGCTGCATATCCATCCCCCTGGCTCAGGGGGTGCAGCATATCGGCGGCATACATGCCATAGCAGGTGGCAGCTGACGCCAGCGTGCCGGGGTCGTACTGGTCATCACCACGATGGGTGAAGCCTTCTTCTTTGATCTGCCGCCGACGCTCATTAAGCACATCGCGCTCAGCACTACTCATTGTTGGTGCCATGTCTTAAATCTCTCTCCGTTTACTAATGGAAAAGGGCGAAGACCTTTCGATCTTCGCCCTTCAGGGGATATGGATATCTGGCAGCGCTCTAACAACTCGGTCGAATCCGATTTGTTCCGCGTTAACAGTGGACTGATGTGCGCCGCAGCGCATTCACCTCTGCCTTCGGCGTTGAGGCCCAGCCTTGTCTCCAGCGGCGTCAGCTAAAGCGCTGCCAGCTATCCATCAACTTTTGACCTACAAGTTATGTCTAGATTATTACCGCACATCCCTTACCTGTCAACAGTTTTACTGTATGTGCGGAACCAAACAAACCACGAATTAAGGGCAGCAGCGAGGACCGCCGCCGCAGTAATAGCCGCCCGTGTGATTGACCGGGCCGTGCTTCGTACATCCCACGCAACGCTCGACGCGGCGGTACTCGCCCGTGAACTCGCACTCTTCGGCCAGACCGTCGTCTACGCACTCACCACAGGCGTGTGCGTATCGACTTTCCATGAACATCCAGCCATTGGGCTTGGCGCAGCACTCACACAGATGCGATTGCGGCGACTGGCTCATTGGCCTGGTCCTGGTACTTGCCGACATAGGTGGCATGCTCGCTGATCCTGTGAAAGATCACCTGCGCAATGCCGGCGCCGGCCGGAATGACCAGGTTGTCGTTGCCGTGGTAGACGAGCTCGAGTGTCAGGTAACCCTTCCACCCGCTCTCGATGACGGTGTTGAATACCGACAGGCCTTGCCGTGCCCAGGTCGACTTGTCGTGCACGATCCCGATCATGTCGGACGGCACGTCGAACTCTTCCAGAGCACTGGCCAGGATGAAGCGTCCCGGCTTCTTGTGGTAGCGCTGTACCTGACCAATCTCGTTGCGTTCGACCGAGATGACATGGTGACGGACATGATCCAGTGAACAGAACTGGATCTCCTGCTTGATACGGATGTCATACCCGGCTTCGCTCAGGCCGTGGCTCACGCCGTGCGCCTTGAACTTGCCAGGGAACATGCCAACAATCGGAGCTGCTGCGAGCAGCCCGTTGCCATTGATCACCATCAGTGCTACCCCGTTATGTGAACTTTCTCGCCAAAAGGCACAGTGGCCTTGCCGTTGTTGACCACGACCCAGACGATCGGGACAGGAAAGTCCAGCGGTTCCATGGGTCTGCAGAGCAGGTCGGAAAAGATGATAGCAGCGGTTGGCTTCTCTTCCAAGATATCTCTACGTACACACTCGAGACTGGTGCCTCCCCTGCCCTTGATCTCGATCTTGTCGAACGGATCTTCCGCTTCCCACACGTCGATTCGCTGAATCCGGGTGTCGAACTGGATCATGGCCAGTTTTTCCGGGTTGAACGTTTCTTTCACAAACTTGAGTTCGGAGTTGAAACGCACCATGTCCGCTTTCGAGATCGAGCCGGACACGTCCAGGTAGTAGCGCAGGTTCTCCAGACCGCCCTCGTCCACGGTCTCGCTCGGCAGGTACATGTCCGCGAAGCGGCGGTCGGGCCGCTGCCACGTATAGTCCTCTTCCGTGAGCTGCGTGAAGAAGCGGTGCAGCACCGTCTGCCACGGGATCACTGGTGCCAGGAACTGGTCGATGATGTCCTCGATACCGCCCGGCAGGTTGCCGGCGCCGGCCATCTTCGCCTGGTGCACGGCGGTGACCACCGTGTTGATGACCGTGTGCTTCTCTTCGGCCGTCATCGGGATGATGTCCTGCCCGGTACCGGGACCGAAGGCGCCGGTGAAGCCACCACCGCCATTCGTATTCAGGGCGTCGTACACGTCCTCCTCGGCCATGCCGTCATACTGGGGATCGAGCAGCCCGTGGGTGCCCTCGAAGGAGTAGCCCTCCCGTTGGAGCTCACCGTTGATCACGTAGTCGCAGGCCTTGTTCCACACGTCCGGACAGCGATCGCCCAGCCGCAGCATGTGCAGGCGTGCCACATGCCAGAGCTCGTGCATCACGACCATCTTGCGAGCTTCGGGAACCAGGGAGAGGAACCACTGCGGATTCCACCAGAAGACGACGCCGTTGGTCGCCGCGGTCGGGATGCTGTTGGTCCAGGTGAAGTTCAGACTGCACATGACAGAGCCAAGGAAGGCAGCTGTCTTGCCCAGGAACACCGCCGACTTGCAGCGGTCCAGTTCCCGGTTCAGATGGGCGATGTCGAGCGTGCTCTCATCAGCGGGTTCGAACATTACCTACTCCTTCGGACACGTTCACGTAGATAGAAAAATACCTGAGTGCGGTCTGGTCCTGCATCGTCCATGTTTTCGATGAACCACCAGAGTGCAGCTGACAGGCCCAATGTCTCGAGATACTTGATGGTCTCGCCGGCATTCATTTCTTTCCTTGGATCAGAATTGTTGGGAGGGGCTTTCCACCCCATTGCCGGGTTATCGCTCACTGAGTAAGAGTTCACTCGTGCACGGATCACCTACAGGTTTTCGGGATCACCGAAAGAGCCTAACGGGCCGCTACCCTTACGGGCCACCAGACACCACCGGACGACCTGCACCATGTCTTGACCTTCCAGGGATTCGGGCATGGCACAGCTTGCTGCTTTACCTACATGACGGTCAGACGACCATCGCTTTCTTCCCCGTCGAGACGGTTGCCCCACTCAATGTCCAGCTTTGCCGGGCGGGGATAGATCCACGAGATACTGCGGCAGCTCGGAGTCTGGCATTCGACCCCGATGTTTGCTTCCTTGTCGCTGGTGTAGATCTTGAACAGCTCCCCACCGCACCCGCCGCACTTCATCTGCTGGATGCTGGTCAGCATTACGCCGCCTCGGCTTCTTCGTAGACGACCGTGCGGCCCTCGCCCAGCTCGTGCAGGTTGACAGCCAGCACGCCCATGTCCTTCTTCTTGGGCTTGAAATACTCGACGGCACGCTGCTTGGCTTCGTACAGCGAACGGGCGTAGACCACAGCACCCTGCCCCTTGAAGTGGCTGATGTACGTGTGGTCGATCGGACCCTTGGTGTTGATGAAAACGGTGGTCATTTCTCTTCCTGGCTCGAAGACTTGGGAATCTGGATGCCCCATGCCCGGAACCAGAGGCTCCAGAACATGGTGCAGTAAGTGATTGCGTGCATGGCTTATCCGTTCAGATAGCGACTCAGTTGCGACATGGCCTGTGCGAATGCCGGGTGCTGGCGCAGCGTCGGCTGACGGACCATCACTGAGCGGAAGAACAGGATCTTGAACGACAGGTCGAAGCGGCTGGCGTAGGTGCACAGCGGATCGAAGTTCAGATCGTTCACCCCTTCCATCAGGTGTGAGATCGTCGCCCACTTCGCGTTGTTGTCGTTCGGTACCGGCATGCCGTGCGGATCACGGATCACCTGATCGATCTTCACCATGTTGTGGAAGACCTTGGTGAACGTGATGAAGTCCACCGCCACGCCCGAGGTGAGCGTGCCGGCGTAGAGTGAAGCCTTCGCCTCGGTGACCTCGTTGCCCTTGATCAGACGGTTCATGAACTCCCACGTACGCGGGCAGCAGAACGTCTTCTCGTTGTGGTCCGGGCGGAAGTCCATCAGCTTGCTCGGATACTGCGACAGGTACGCAATGATGCGGCTGTCGTAGCTCTCCTTGAGCGCCACGTCATACAGCCACTCCTCGAAGTTCACCTCGAGCTCGAGGTGCACCACGCGGGACTGCATGGCCGTCGACAGGTTGTTGACGATCGCCCGGTCGGTGGCCAGGTTGCCGGCCGCCGAGACGACACAGTTCGGGTGCAGCTCGTGCTGTCCCACCATGCGGTCCAGGACCAGCTTGTAGGCCGCGGCCTGCACGCTCTTGGAGGACGAGTTGAACTCGTCGAGAAACAGCATCCAGCCCTCTTTGCCTTCCGGCACCGGGGTCTGCTGCAGTGGGAACAGGTCAGCGAACGGGGAAAAGCGGGCAAGCCCATCTTCTTCGAAGCGGGGCAGGCCCGACAGATCCACAGGAGAAGAGGTCGAGAGCCGGTGATCGATGACCGAGAGGTTCAGGTCTTTCGCTACCAGCTTCATGATGCTGGACTTGCCCACGCCCGGCGAGGATTGCACGAACGGGACAAGACCAGCGTAGAGGCAGTCGGAGATGTGACCGCGGAGTTGACGGGGTGTGCAACGGTACAGGTTATTGGCGTCGGACATTATGGTTTCATTCGTTCTGGACCTCCGTCGCTCCGCGCAGTGCCTGACGTGTATCGAACATCTGGCACAGCTGGTCGTAAGCGCCGAGCAGCTCATGGCTGCCCAGGGAGCGGAAGTCCGCAAGTGTTATGGAGGGTTTGTAGTCATCGAGACCAAACCGCGCACGGGCTTTCAGCGTCACTGAGTCAGCTGAATCCCCGAGAAAAACAGGCTGCATGGGCACAACGAGTTGCGTCTGGCGTTCGGCCATGATGAGCTGGGTCCAGTGCTCAGCAAACTCGTGCTGTTCATTGGTCCAGCGCCACTCCGGGTGCAGCTTCAGTGTCGGCCGGTGGAAGTACGAGACGCTCACGTTCGTGAAGCTCGCCACTTCGGCATCGTCCGTCACGCTCTGCACCATGTACTCACAGCCCATCGGCAGGTTGCGCACGGCCTTCAGCCATCCCATGCGCCACTTCGGCTGCCGGTGACCCGACAGCAGCACGAGATCACCCTCATGCAGCGCCGGCTCGCCACTGAGTTCCAGTGAAACGAATCCGGCGTGGCCGCCAAAGGTGCGCGGCTGCTCCTGGGCTGCGTTGTCGTCGCCGTAGATGCGTGACACACAGAAGTGCATCAGGTAATCAACCAGCTTTTCGTAAGCGATGTCGTAGTGGTGCGGGTTCATGGTCTCTTCCTCAAATTCATCTTGAGGGAGAGTTTACGCAGCCAGCGCATACCTCTCTGTGGGATAGCCCACATTGCCTTTCGTACTACTAACGGCGATGCGCTGCCGCTCTGCCCTTCTTTTCTGGTTCTTCAGGTGACTCACGAGATCGAGGTGAGCAAAGTTGCAGCACAGCCTGACGTTGCACAGGTGATCGATCTGTTTCGTGCTGGGGATGTAGCCGAAGTGGTGGGTGTAGACCACCAGATGGACCGCCACCGTCTGCCCGTTCAGACTCATCCTGCCGTAACCGCCTCCTTTGCCGTCGCCGCTCGTTGGTCCCTGCCAGATGTGACAGGGTGATGGTTTGCCATCGATCATGAAGCCGCGGTCCTCGAAGAAGACCCGCTCCATCACCCTGTCCAGAATGGAAAGCCTTCTGGACGTGTCCATGTCAGGTCTCTTTCTCCTGGCTCAGAAATTCTTCCTTGGTGAGCATGTCCAGCGGACTGTCACCACCGTTGTAATAGATGCAGCTGTACGGCCGGATCGTGTCGACCTCGATGTCGTACATCCATCGGTGCATCAGCGCCTTGAAGTCTTCCATGCTCTCGCCCGGCAGTGGCTTGGCCGAGCCAATGAAAAGACCATAGAAGTTCTCTCGCTCCCGGAGGCTCCGTTCGTAGTTGAAGTCGACGTACACCAGCTCACCGGAGTAGCTGACACGGATACCAGTCTTGTTCTCCCACTGGTTCTCGTTGCCGGCTTCACGTTCGTCCTCGTTGATGGCGTTCTTGAGCACGGCGACGAAGCCGTACTGGCGCACTGTGCTGCTCATGACTGCACCTCTGGAATGGTGTAAACCTGCTTCGTCACCGGATACGGGACAGTCAGCAGATGGGCTACATAGAACCGGCCAGCTTCAGTGGCTGCGATATGTCCGGTCATTGCCCAGCGAGCGCAGCCGGCCGTTACCAGACGATCTGCCGCCGCGAGATGTTCAGTCGATGCGCCGACCTTGGCGCCATCAGCCAGGTAGACCGACCGGATCAGCATCTCGATCTCGAGCAGGTTTTGTGGCCCTTTCATCAGATATCCCGCATGAAATACTGGTGAATGGTGCTGTTCAGCAACCGGATGCCGATCGGCGTTTCCTTCTGCTGGGCTTCGAGCATGGCCACGATGTTCTTCGCTGCGACCTTCTCCTGGGTGTTCGGGTAGAGCTTCTTGTATTCCTGGAAGAGGCTCACCTTGGTGATGTACTTGCTCAGCTCATCGAGCGGCACAGCCTCGGTGCTGAACACGAGCGGTACCCGGCCGATGAACTCGGTGCGCATGCCCGTGTCCTTCAGTGCCTGAGGCGTGTCGATCTTCTGGTTGCTGTAGGCGCCGGCGAAGATGAACAGCGAGTTGTCGATACGGATCGGCTCGTACTTGCCGTAGTCCGTGAAGATCGACATGTACTTCGATTCCAGCGCGGTCAGGAACTCGTCCTGCACCATCGAGCGGAAGCCTTCGGTGGTCTCACCGTTGCGCTGGAACAACTTATCGAACTCGTCGACGAAGATGATGTTCGGCTCGTTCCAGTGCTCGCGCAGCTTACGCAATGCCTTGGACAGCGAGTTGCCGGAGAGTCCTTCAGCGGTCAGGCCTGCGGCGTTGACCTCCATGAAGGGAATCTTGAACTCCCTGGCCGCTTCGTTGACCAGGAAGGTCTTACCCGAGCCGCTCGGCCCGGTCAGATGAAAGTGCGGCCGGATGGCAGCTTCGCTTTCGACGAACGTGCGCATGACGTGCGTGAGCTGCCGGACGATGCGTTCCTGTTGCGGGAAAATCATTCATCTTCTCCTGCGCTGATGTAGGTCAGCAGTTGATCCGGTGACAGGAAGACGACGATGCGCTTCAGCTCGTCGAGCGTGATCTTCGGTTCGGTGGAGACGCCCTTGGCATCGGAGCCAAGGACCAGACCTTTACCTGTCCAGGCAGCGACTTCGCCATAGAGCTCAGGCATGGCCCAGAAGCTATCCGGGCTCGGGCTCTTGAGCAGGCCTTCGTCATCGACGTAGGCGCCGTCACCATCGCGCATACGGACGATGTCGATCAGGTCGCAGCCGAGTAGCGTATAGATGTCACGCAGGCCGCCGTCCTTGCCATCTGTCTTGTGTTCCACTTCCGTGATGGTCTTGGCCACCGGGTCGATCAGGAATGCCTTCATGTTCTCTGTCCTTGGTTCCAGTTGTTTTCAAGCTCCACGAGCCAAAGAAAACGATACGCCTGGACATTCTCATGTGTCAGGAGTGCTAACGGCAGGTGTGCCGAACAGGACAGGAAGGATTCAACCGAGGGGTAGTCATCGCCCAGCCGGGTGTAGATCATGACCTTGGCCTCGCCATAGGTCTGCTCGTCGATGTGGCCTTCTTCGTGTGCCCGCATGAGTGCGTGACACAGGTACCGCTCCTTTACCTTCAACCCACCGATTTGTTCTCCGTTCCAGAGGTAGGGACGGGCTTCGGTGAAAGGATTGACGCGCACTTCGTTGGCTCCTTGAGACCGTCTCGGTCCCAAAATAGAAAAGGCCCACTGCTTGGTGGGCCGGAAGCATTGGCTGGGCGGGTAGCCCAGAACCAAGCAAAACACCGATTGACAATCGGTATTTCTTACACATTCGTCACACAGTTCGGAAATTCTAGCGAAATCCTGACTAAATGGTAAGTATTTGTTTCAAGTATTTTTAGATGTAACTTAGGTGGACACTGCTACCCCCGTTTCTTCAGACGTAACACTGGTTACAGCAGCCGTATCGGTAATTTCGGCAGTCTCCGCGCCGTCAATATTCGACATAACTTGAGTGGAACTCTGAGCATGCTCAACACCCGTAACAGCACTTTCAGCTTTCACTGAGTCTTTCAGTTCGGCTGTGTTTACTGTTGCGGCTGTAGATGATTCGTCAACGATTTCGTCGTTAACTGTCAGTTTCACACTCTGCATATTCACAGGGCCACGTCTGTTCAGCAGATCACAGACGATGTGAAAGAGTGTCCGGCCAAGATGCGCCTCACGTACATCTTTTCCATCCGGGTGCTGGTACTCCCCGATATGGTCCGAATCAGCCGGGGGCGCGGCTTCGGCTGGTTGGACGATTACCTTGTCGGTGCCGTGGTGCCAGAAAATGTTGAACAGTGCCATCTATCTATCCCTCTTGAATGAAAACAATTGGCCACTCCCACCTGGGAGCAGCCAAAAGTTTACGCTCAATATTTAACTAAGTGCGTACTCGGCCTGATCAATGTCCTTCCACAGGTCGGGATCGAGCTTGCTGATGTTGACCTGACGCTGCAGCAGCTGACGGATCAGGAACTGAAGCAGGTCAGACTTCGCAATGAGTTGCAACTGAAGGTTGTACTGTTCACGCAGATCATTGCCATAGTTCGGCAGACAGCGGAAACAGTCATGGATGGTCATGATCTGGAAAGGTGTCTGCGGGAGACTATTCAGCAGTTCACGGATCGTTGCGATGTCAACCAAATCGATGTTGTCGTGAAACAGGTGATCGAGGATGCGGGCTGACAGGTAGCCCGACTCCTTGTAGTGCGCCCACAGCGTCATCACCATGGCATCGTCTTCGTCCAGGCCAGCGTTGCCCTCGCCGTCGAGCGCTGCGTAGACGCGGTCGACCACGTTGCGGTCGTAGTTGCAGCGGCGGTTCATCTCGCGCACGATCATGCCGTCCAGTGAGTGGATGGTGTTGGCACCCAGTGACCGGCCTTCATCGACCGGTGCGTTGACCGTGCGGAACGTGTCGAACGGCTCGTTCAGGAAGTGCACTGTCTCTTTCACCTGGCTCATGACCTTGACGTGGACGTGGAAGTTATCCGGCAGCACCCAGCTGTTGCAGAGCGCCTCCGGGTTCCACATGTCGAGGAACGCCTCGTTGAGCTCCCAGGCGGCCGGTGCGACCTCCTGCATGGTGTCGTAAAACATAGCCAGAAGGACGCCTTCACCGAATACCTCCTTCGGCACAGCCTTGGAGCCGTACAGCGCCGTCATCACGGCCTGCTTCACGTCCGTACGCTTGATCTTGCCCTCCTCCCCGATCTTGACCAGCATCCGGTCGTAGACGCCGGTGTAGGCGTCTGCACGGTAGCCGGTGCTGACCACGTTGCACAGCTCCGCGGCCGACCGGTCGCCGGTGAGTGCTGCGAGGATCTGCAGGCCAGATGCCGTGGCATCGAGCGAGACCGGATAGCCACTCGCCTGCCCTGCCAGTGCTGCCTCGTAGGCCTTGACACCTGCGTAGTACAGCGCCGGCGTCTCGGCGGTCGCCAGCATCTCCATGAGGCAGTCCTCATGGGCCTTGAACCAGGCAAGACGCTCGTCCCAGGTCTTCTTGTCCAGCCCGTAGTTGGAAGCGATGTCGATCTGGAGGTACTGCATACCGGTGAATTTCTGCATGATGGGCTCCTTGAAATTCAGTTCTGAAATGAAAAAAGCCACCTGGAAGGCGGCTTTCGGTGTACTGCGGTGGCTGACGGATCAGCTTTGTGTCTCGAGACTGCGTAGTCGATTCTCGTGCTTGTCGAACGTGTCCCACTGGGCCACCACCGATTCATTGGTGATCGCCATCTGTTTTTCGAGCGCGGTCATGCGGGCCTTGATCTGCCGCATGTCGTCGTGCAGGTTCTCATGCATCTGTTTGTTCTCGGCACGCATGGCCTGGACTTCAGCCATGACCTGGTTGAGTCGCTCAAGCACAAGGTTCTTCGGTTCCTGCGGATCGCTCATGATCGCTCCTGGTTATCCACATGGTAGTCCACTTAATCTGTGGATAACTTTATGTATTGTTAACTTAAAATCTCTTCTCGTTAGGGTGTCATGGGTGGCACCTATTCCCCGGTAAAGGGTGTCACGGATGACACCTATAAATGGGGGACACAACGCACGGTTGATACGTGTCACCGGTGACACCTATTGAATTGGTGCCATGGATGACACCTATTTCGTGAGATTCCTCAGAAGAATCTCCTTCAACTCCGGTGTGAGCTTATCCATATTGTCGACCAGGTGCTGGATGTTGATCTGCACCGAGCTGTCGTTGGCCTGGTTGAAGTGCACCGTCATGTTCTCGATGTTGATGATCTTGGCGCCTTTGAAGTCGCCGGTCATCATGACGTGCTTGAGCTCCGCTACCGCGGTCCTCACGCCATCGGGCACGTAATCCCACGTAGCGTCCGCTATGGGCCGGCCCTTGTCATCGCTGATGCCGATCTTCTCCCTGAGCGTGTAGACGTTCTTGCGCCCTTCCCTGGCTCGGGTGATGTAGCCCATGTCCTCCAGGGTGGACAGCTCGCGCAGCACCTGAGACTTGGACAGGCCGGACTTCTCGATGATGGTATCGATCGAGGGGAATGCCCTGCCCGTCCTGAAGTTCGTGTGGCCCTTGATGATGCAGTAGATCATGAAGGCGTTGCCGCCCATCCTGGCTGCGTCGCCACTGTCCATCATGGATCTGAAGATATGGAACCAGGTCGTCTCGGCCTGAAACAGCTCAAACTGCTGTTCCTCTTCCTCACTCACGGCAGTCATCAGAAGCCCTCCTTCTCGGCCTTGGCGATGACCTTGTCGATCTCCTTCTCGACGGCTTCGGCCACGAACTTGTACACATTCGGGATGTATCCCCAGTTCTTCATTTCCTTGAGCTTGGTCTGCACCCGCAACGGCATCTCGTAGTTGGTCTTCTTCCACTCTTCCTGCCCCGGCTGATGCCAGGCACGCTTCCTTTCTTCCTTGGCTCCTTGGTTAGAAGTCTCCTTGGATACCTCCCCGGTTGCTTCCTTACTTGGTTCCTTGGCCTCAAGGCTGGCTGGCGCTGCTGCTCCCTTGCGTGTGATGACCGCATCCAGTGATGGCCTAGACATGGTCCTTCTCCTTCAAGACATCGAGCTCAGCCTTCACATCCTCGTACATGCGACGCAGGGTGAGGTAGTCACCGTAGGCAACAAAGCCGCCATTTTCTGCCGGGCTAGTGCTGGCAGATGTCCAGCGCTGTGGATTGAGTGCCATTTCTGCGCTTTGCGTCCTAGACATAGGCTTTCTCCTTCTTTACGGGCTTCTCGAACTGGCCCACGATAAACTGGGCGACCTGCTCCACGACGATGGCGCCGGTGCCCTTGTTCATCTCCCTGAACGTGCGGCCGTCGATCATCGACTGCCAGTAGCCATTGAGCTTGGGCACCGCATGCGGGATCACCGGTCCCATGGCGGCGAGGTTACGTGTGGCGTCCAGCGTCACACCCTTGCCGTTGGTCTCATTGAGCAGAAAGAAGAACTTCTTCTTCAGTCGCTCACAGAGCTGAACCGTGGTAACCGCTGCCCGGATGTCGTGAGGGGAGTGCTTGACCGGGATGATCACCAGGTCGGCGGCCTCGACAGCAGCCTCGTTGATGGCCGCATTCTGCGGCGGCGTGTCGACCACGCAATACTCGAACCCCGCCTCGACCAGCGCTGCATGTTTCTTCGGGAATGCCTTGATGTCCTCGACCATGGCGAAGACCGGTGTGTCGGCTTTGCGATCGTTCCACCAGTCACTGAAGGAGCCTTGCGGATCCAGGTCCATGGTGACGACCGGACCCTTGCCCATCGCCTCAAGAGCGACGGCCAGATGTGCGGAATGCGTGGTCTTGCCACTCCCGCCCTTCAGGCAGGAGAAGACGATTGTTTTCATGTGAACTCCGGAGTGGTTGGTTCAACCGTATACGGTAAACCAATCCCGGAGGGATGCAAGTCTCAAAGAGAGGAGCGAGTGAAGGAGGGAACCAAGGATAGAAGGAGGGATGGCTCCCTCGTTTCTTGGTTACTTGGAAGGTGGACTGCTTGGTTGATTGGAAGGAGTCTTCCTTGCCGTTTCGTTCAGCGGATCATAGGGGCGAGTGCCCCAATGAATGTGGCAGGCCAGACCACGGGTGGGCCGGCAGGTGCAGAGGATAGGGCAGGGCTGTGTCGGGCCGCTCATGCGTCACCTTTTGCGAGTTGATGGAGTTCCCACGCAACGTTATCCATGACCGTCTCGGTCTCATTGCGCATGCGCTCACGGATGTATCGCATGGCCTTGCTTACTGTGCTGGCCGACTTCGTTGAGCCGAGGATTGCTCTGTACCAGGGTAGCAGGGTCACGGCGACTTCACGGGCTTCGCTCATTGGTTACTTCCTTCCTTGGTTCCTTGGTAAGTTGGCTCGGTAATCACATTCGCCAGATGGCTTAGTGCTTCCCGGTACTCACGCTTGATATCTTCCTGGTCCTCCGGACGTTGCGCACCTCGCATCTCGTCGGCACGCACAGCCTGCTCGAATCGCCGGATGGCTTCACCTAGACGCTTTGCTCGTTCATTCATTGAGATCTCCATATTCAAACTCGACGATGACCCTCAACTTGCCATCCTGAATCATCTGGATGCTGGTGATCTCACTGGTCGAGTTCCAGTCGGTGAGGATCAGCTGCTTGCGGCCGTGGCCCCGAAGGCTGATCTCCTTCAGTTTCCTGGTTACCTGGTCGACAGTCATCGCAGGCCTACCTTGATGGGGCCACGACACTGGCCGTTGCCACCATCAGGACGGCGTAGCACGCCACATTCTTTGCAGACTAGCGCATTGTGCAAATGACTTGTTTCCTTGAAACCGAGATCCTTGCCCTGCACCCAGGTATGTTGTTTGGGCTCGTTCACCTCGTCACCTCGCCGGCCGCGAACTCGATCACGGCTTTGTTCCAGGCTGTTCCCTGGTAGTTGACGTGATATCCCTGGCAATAGGTCCGGCCACGTTTGCAGTACCTGTGGGTACTGTGGAACTCGTTTCCGTGCTGAATAAGTACGCCGATGACATCATGAGCAGTCTTGTCGTATTTGTTGAAAGCGCGTACTCGCCGTTCGAAGTCCGCTGTTGTTTCTCCATCCTTGGGCTTGTCAAGGTTCCTCCACTGGTTCTTGATCATGCTGGCCGTGTCGAAGTTGACTTTGAACTTCACACGGTTCATGCGGTTGATGTGGTCGAGACACACATCATCGTCATGGTGGTTGTTCTTCAGGATGATGCTGTTGTTGTTCAGGAAGTAGCCTGACTGCTTGTTGGACTTCACTTCCTTGGGCTCGACGACCATCGGCAGCGGATACTGGAACCGGTCGATGTCAGTCTGCACATCAGCACTGATCGTGAATTTGACCACGAAGATGCGCAGGGTAGGGGACCAGTCCATCAGATCCGCCATCGCACACTTGAGCAGCAGGTCAGCACATTCCTGTGAGGTGGCGCACAGGTGGCGCAGACAGCCAACCATGGTCGGCAGGTCAGCACGCTTGTGCAGCGCCATCTGGGCGAGCAGCTCGATGCCGAAGTCTTCGGGGATGTCCTGCTCCTTCAGATAAACCTTGAAGTCGAACGCAGCACACTCGCTGAATTCGGCCCGGATCCGCTGCATGAGCTGGTTCTTGCTGAAGAGCCGCTCGAGTTCGATCTGGTGTGCAGCACGCTTTGCTTGAATGCCGGAATCAGACATGGCCCATTTCCTCTTCGATGACGGTTTTCTTGACCAGACGCACAGCCGGGATGACACCCTTGGCTGTCTCACGGCGCTGTTCGGCCCACTCACGAGCTTTCTCCGCAGTCGGGAAGCTCATGATCTTGTGGCCATAGGCCGATTCGAGGATGAAGTCCTCTTTGATGGCTGCGTTGCTCATGCGAATGTTCCCCAGAAGTTCATCTGATCCGGTAGGTACGGCTTCCAGAGATCGTCGAAGTGGCAGTTCTCCGGTGCATGCTTGAAGAGCTGGGCAATGTCGACATCGTGGTAGCCGGCCAGGCCACAACCGATTCGTGTTACCTGGAACTGGCGATCGAGGTTGCCGCGTGCATAGGCAAGGAAGCCTGTCACGTAATCGCGCACCCGCTCGAGCGGCAACGTCTTGATGTGGCAGTCCTTGGTGGGAATGGCGAACGAGTCGCCATAGTGGCCGTAGCCCATGTTCCAGCGTGCACCGTGTTTCTGGTATGCGGTCTTGGCTGCGCCGGCACCGTGGATGCCTGCCTCGTTGGATCCGAAGACGAAAATGGGTTTGTTGTTCACGCGATCTCCTTGATGGCTTCTTCGATGACCTTCTTGATCACATCACCGTGACAGGCTTTCGGTGCACAGAAGCACACCAGACACACAGGCTCACCTGAGTTGTCCATGACCATTGCTCCAATGCGCTCCAGTTCATTGATGACAGCCTCATCACCTGCTTCGAGCTTCTTCTGCAGGTCTTCCTTGAAGAGATAGATGACCTCTTCCCGTGTTCTCTCACCACCCATTGCATGTGGGTTGCCTAACGGTGACGGTCGACCGATGTAGACATAGCGTCGATTCGGCCACTGTCCGTGGTGTTTGTTGACGACCATCAGTTCATTCGGCATGTTCATTCACCCACTTGATACGGTTTTCGTTTGCGTGGCAGTTGCGCTCGCCAGCAGAACGCTGGTAGCTGTCCGAGTGGCCATCGAACGGATAGGCATCGTTGCGCCGTGCGTTGATGAACTGCCTGCGCATCTCCATCCCCAGCTCAGTGACGGTCTGGCGATCGCTCTTGCCGGTCTGCAGCAGGTACATCTTCAGGTTCTGGCACAGTCCCGACGAGCGGGTGAAGATGACTCCTTCCGGTGCGCCTGCAACCAGCCAGCCGGCGTACACACGGTAGAACTGGGTGAGCAGTTCGGACTGGGCCGGTATTTCACATTTGCCGAGGTAGAGATCGTTGATCTCCCTGCGGCTGAGCAGCGTCGATTGCATCTTTGCTCCCTGGTTCAGGTTGGATCGGTCATCCGGTACACATCGACATGTGCATTGGGGACGACCTTGTAGATGGTGTTCATGGTCTCGAACTCGTTTTTGTCCGGGTCCATGCGAATCAGCTTGGTGCTGCGCACCTCTTCACCAGGCAGGAACTTCTTGCCATCGCCGCGGCCTGTGGGCAGTCCACAACGATGAGTCCTTGCAGCATGAAGAAGCCCCACAGGCTGAACTCTGTGGGCCAGATGTCATCGGATGCGACGATGCGGACATCGGTGACGAATGCGACTTTCTTGTCCATGGCTAATGTCCCTGGTTCTTTGACCAGTCCTGCTGGTTACAGGCATGGGTGTGATAGGCAGCGCTTTCCGGGCAGATGCAGTGGATGGGATTGTGCTAATTCCATCGACGCTCGGCTTCAGCGTCCTGACGCTCAGTGATGCAGACGCCACACTCGTGACCGAACGAGCCATCGCATTCGCAGAATGGTGATCGGCTCATGGCTCACCACCAGCCGTGATAAACGTGCTGTTTGTGGTCGAGGATGGCCATCGGCACACCGCCCACCTTCTTGCGCGAAGTCCAGCTTTCCCGCGGAGTGAAGTGCGGCTTGCAATGTGCGGCCGCACGCTTGCTCAGCTCCAGTTTCTTCTTCTGGATCCGGCGTTGCTTCGGTGTCTGCTGGTAGTTCTTCACGTAGTAGTCCTTATTGATGACGTGACACTAAGGGCAAGATCTGATTGTTCTAGTGATGCGTGATGCGCAGCTTTGGCGGTGCTGAGTCATTCGCCGCAGGCGCTTCGAACTTCTTCCAGCGTTCAACCTTCGGCATGGGACAGCGGTGTTGCACGGCTTTCACGATACGTGTTGCGATGGAGCGCTCAACTTCGTTCAGCTTCTCGAACCCTTTACCGGTCTGTGCATTGCACATGGCCAGCGGATAGTGGGTAGGCAACGCGTAAAACGCCTGGTACAGGGTGATGATGTCAACCTTCATCATCTGTTCTTCGGACATTCGCAATACTTCCAGCACTTCCTTGGGGCTCGGATTGGACATCGGCCGCTCTCCTGCTTTTTTATTGATTACGTCATGTGCATCCTTCGTGCAACGAGTCGACGAATGAGGACATGCCCTGCTGGTCTTCTTCGAACGCGATGTTGAAACTCGGGATGCCATAGAGTGATGCGAGATGCACAGCGTTACCTGTGCCGCCCTGAACCTTGCGCTGCGGTGACCAGTACGCCACGAACTGGACCGGATCGTCCAGGTTGTGGCCGAGGATGATCGAGACGTTTCTCATCATCAGTTTCTGGCCACCCTGTCTGAGATTGTCCCAGCCACGATGGGCAACTCGGGCCACGGCCTCGAGCTGCGGTGTGACCGGACTCACCTGGAATCCGGCTGGCAGCTCACCCACGATGTTGAAGCTGTGCCACGGCAGATAGATCTCACGGTTCTCAGGCGCATGACCACAGGCCCATGCCTGGTCGGCGCCCTGTGCGTGGCCGGATCTGACAATCCAGCCCTGCTCGTCCATCTGTTTCGCCACATGCACCATCTGCTCACACACCTCGAGCGGTGTGTTGCGCGGCCCAATGCCGGCGTAGCTGAGCTTCTTGTTAATCACATCGTTTCCTTGCTGGTTGGGGTAGGGTGGGTTTTGAACGTAAATCTGGTCCTTGCGTAGGTACGCTGACCGACGCCCGGATAGGTGACCGTGACCGTGTCACTGGAAGCAATCCAGCATCCGTAGATGTCATCGATCCCATCGCCCCAGACATGGGCGACGTGAGCCTTGATGCATCCAGGGATGTTCCAGAGACTCGCCGGGACTGTGGAGTCCAGCAGTTCGATGCGTCCGTTGCTCTCATTGGTGGTGTAAGCGACCAGATCTGCGTGAGCAGTCAGGGGCAGCAAAACGAGCATCGAAATCAGCAGCTTCTTCACAGTCATATCCTTTAGGTTGTCTTCGTCGAAATGCTCCTGCCTATCCAACTTAGGTTTTAGATAGCTGACTATCCAATTAGAGTTAAATAGGAAGAGCGTGGCATTATAGCCACACTCCTCCTGACCTGACGTTGTGTTTACGCTGCAAACGCCAGCTTGCGTGCGAACTTGTTGTCCTCACCGACGCTGACCGGCGTGTCTTCCTTGATGCGACGGATCTGCACCTGGATGTTGAAGACCTCGTCCTGGCCGGGCTTCAGCGTCTTGGCGAACTCCAGCAGCTGATCCAGCAGGTCGTTGCGTGCAGCCTGAAGCTGGGCGAACTCCGCATTGCTGGAGTTGGTCTTGAGCTTTTCCTGCGTGTCCAGCGGGATGCCGACCGGCAGCGACACGAATGCGTCGTCACCGTCCTTGCCTGCACCCTCGGCCACGTAGCCGATGTTCAGCCAGAACTCCGACTTCGGACGGTCCTGATTGGCCGCGGCCGACGACTTGTTCTTGTTTGCGCCGAACGTGGTTGCGAAATCTTTTGCTTCGAAATTGACGCCCATGATGTATTACTCCAAAGATATGTCTAGTTAACTGAGAGAGAGTAGAAATTGGGTCTCGATCTGAGACCCCAACCAAAAGCCGCGGAGCGGCACAACTACGTGTTGAAATCAGGTGACGATCTTGGGATCACGGTGAGCGTTGTAGCCCTCCCACCAGTAGTCCCATTGCTGTGACTCGGTGGACGGATCGAACGGACAGACCACTGTTTTGTTTTCCGGATCACGCACACGCAGATCGAACTCCGTGCGTGCGTCGAGCATCCCTTGCACGAATGCCGAGGTGTAGACCTGCATGCTCAGACTCCGAAGTAGCGTGTAATCAATGCCTTGCGCCACTTGCGTGTGCGGATCAGGGCATTGCAGTGACCTATGGCGCATTCGCTGTCGACGAGCTCGAGCGTGTCTAGCTTGAGCAGGACATATGGATCATTGAATGTCGGAACATCCTTGAAGATGTCCTTGAGCGAGCGGATCGCAGCATCACGGATCCAGCGCACATCCGTTTCATCCCGTGCTTCCAGCAGGGCTTCACGGGTACGTTCGAGCAACTTCTCACAGTCCACCCGAAGCTGGCCAATGAGTGTTGGCGGTGTCGGGAACTGGAATATTTCCTGAGCAGTAGCAGCCATGAATGGCCTCCTAGAAATGGCGTTGAAGGGATGAATCCAGGTAAGCCAGGTAGGCCAGCCCAATGAAGGCTGTGCCAAAGAGCAACCCGAACAGGTCGCTCCAGCGATTGAAGTAGGGCACGATGTACATCATCTGGGCACAGCCCCAACCGATGAACCCGATACCAATGAAGATGAACAGCAGGATGCAGATCACGTTGACGATGTTGCTCATGGTGTACCTCAAACTTATATCTAATAGTGGTGAATAAAAAAGACCGAAAGCTCAACTCATGGATGAGTGACCTGAGCTATCAGTCCTTGGGTAGCAGTTAACTAACAGTCAACTATCAGTTAACTGTGCGCATAGCTATCTACGAAGTAGGTTTGCTGACCACCGAGGTGGCCAGCGTTTAGCCTACGTTTAGGCAGCTTCGAGTTCGTTGAACGCAGCTTCGTACAAAGTTGCATGATCAGCAGACTGAGCAATGAACTGCTTGATCTCCAGACGAGACACAGTCAGTTCCTTAGCCTTTTCCTGCTTGACAGTAGCCTTGAAGACCTTGCTGTCGAAGCCAGCACGTACAACCTGACGCTCACTAGCATCAGAGACAGAACGACTCAGCATTGCCACACCAGTGTTGGCAGCGTTGAGGGTGTTGGTGACTGCATCAGCAGCACCAGTAACTGCACCGAATACAGCGCCGAGCGTGAGACGAAGGTTTGCCATGGTCAAACTCCAAGTAAGTACAGGTTATGGACGGATATCCACAAGGCGCGGAGCGCCCGTGTATGCGTGATAACAAGGGGTGGCACCTAGATCCCACCATCCCGGAATGACCGGGGGGGTAGTGTATGTGTAAGGTGTAGGGCCAGAGGCCCAACCCTGCAGTGAGACGTACCTATCACTTTCTGCCGAACCCTTTCCCCAAAAAATTTGGGCGAAATTTTACCCTATACGCGACATAACTAGGAGGTCGTATGAGTATCCAGAGCGTCAGGATGTGGACTTACGAAGAGATCACCGCGGCGACTGAGAAGCAGCTCAGGCGCTATGCGGACCAGGCGGATAAGGAGACGGACGAGTACACGATCCGGTTGCTCAAGGGCATGGCCCTGGGCGTGCAGATGTACTGGGAAATGCTGACCATGGGCTATCAGACTGAGGGAGACGCAGCCCAGATCCAGGTGCTGGTGAGCCGGGTTAATGCTGATGCCGGCTGATCCTTCTTTCCCTTGGCTCCAGTGATGCAACTAACTGTCTGTCCTGAGCCAGACAGAACAGGTCTTCAGTGGAAGGTGAGCGGCCGCTTAGATATAACTTAGAGGTCGTAGACACAAAAAAGCCGAGAACACATGCGGGGGTGTTCTCGGCTTTCCTCTGCTTGACCGATACAGACACCGGGTTGAGTCACTTGTCGTGAAGCGCACACCCGAAGGTGTGAAGGAGTCTGACAGCCTCAACTGTGGAAGTTATTAGCCCCACTCTCCACTGGGGTCAAGACGAAGGCCACATCACCAGCCCATCAACCACGTTTCCGCTTTCGGAAGGAAACGCAAAGCCAGGTTAACACCAAGGTAACTTGGTGGAAAGATTTTTCTCGGTTTTTCTGTTTTTCCCCTTCCTGTTGCGAAGCAGCCATAGCTGACGCCCTCCCATTCCCATATGGAATAGAGATTTGTTTGAGGAAGTATAGACTATTATCTAAATAGACTCTAAACTATATTCAGTCTATTTGTGGACTACCGAACAGAAAAGGGACCAGCAAGATGAATGCACCGCATGCACCTATCACCGAAGCACAACTGGCGGCCGCTGCCGTTGCTCCCCGCGTGACCCTTGAACAGGTCATGGCCGCGATCCAGGACGAGAGCTACACGCTGCTCCAGGATGGCACGACCACGATTGCCCAGCTGTCGATGGCCGGTGGCCGCTTCAGCTCGGTCGGCAAGTCGAGCTGCGTGAGCAAGGAAAACTTCAACCCGGACATCGGGCGCGAGCTGGCGAAGAAGGATGCGGTCGGTCAGATCTGGCCGCTGCTCGGTTTCGAGCTGGCCCGCAAGCTGGAGCTGATCGACCGGGCAGGGCCGGCAACCGGAGCGATCGTTTCCCTCCTTGGCTCCCGTCCGCTGACGTATGTCGGCACCAAGGTGGTCCGCGGCGTGCCGATGAACCTGGGCACCTACAACGCCGTGCGCGGCTGGACGATCCCCGAGAACGAGGATCCGGAAACGCCGGGCTACCTCGTCGAGTACACGGACGGCGGCAAGCCGAACGTCGAAGGCTTTGCCGGCTACATCTCCTGGTCACCCAGGGATGTATTCGAGAAGGCCTACACGGTCGGCGCCGAACCCCGCAAGACGACTTTCATCGAGCGCATGAAGGTCGAGGCCGAAGAACTGGGCGAGCGCCTCACCAAGCTGAAGACCTTCCTGCTGACGCCGGACTACGAGGCACTGCCGGACATCGAGCGGCGCGAGCTGCTCAAGCAGTCGGGTGGCATGGAGGATTACCTCTGGTACCTGCAGCGCCGGCTCAAGCGGGCGGAAGAGAAGGAAGCGGCGAAGTTCAAGGCAGCCGCCTGACAGTAACGACAGGCTGAAAACGTGGGGCACTCCGGTGCCCCTCGCCAGTTAACGGGGAAGAAGAAGTGCTAACCAAAGAAATCGTCGAGCGGGCGGTACCCGCGAACCTGAAGAGTGCGATCACGCCGCAGCTGGTGGATCTGGTGAACAACATCGCCGCCGATCCGCTGATTGCCGAGCAGGTGCGCAACAACTTCATCAGCTACACCGCGGTGCTGAAGGACGGCAAGTTCAAGACCGAGGACTACGTCCACGCGGTGGCCTTCGTCAGCTACAAGCTGATGGGCGACTCGAACAAGGACGCCTACTTCAAGACGTTCCCGAGCCGCATGGCCAACCTGATGGCCAAGGGAACCAGCGAGAAGGACATCTCCGCGTACGTGTCCGCGTACGCCAAGGGCAAGCTCGTCAACCTGATCCTGGAACAGTCGCTCGTGCCGAGCTGGGTGCTCAACCAGGATCTGTACCAGAAAGCCCTGAACGTGCAGGCCAAGCTGATGGTCGAGGCGGTGTCGGAGAAGGTGCGCACGGACGCAGCCAACTCGATCCTCACGCACCTGGCCAAGCCGAAGGAAGCCGGCCCGCTGATCAACATCGACATGAAGGAGTCCAGTGGCATGACCGAGATGAAGGACATGCTCGGGAAACTGGCCGAACAGCAACGCAACCTGATTCTCTCCGGTGTGACGGCGAAAGAGATCGCCGGTCAACGGATCATTGATGTGGAGGCCAAAGAAATCTGATGCTCATCAAACAGGAGCTGGATGCGTGGCTCGATCAGGTCAGTTACAAAGACCTGAATGCACCGAGTTACACGCCAAGTGTGTTTGCCCTGACCTTCATGAACTTTATCAAGTTGGCGAATGGAGAGCAGGGCGAATCCCACAAGACCCCACCAGTGCATCTGAAGATGCTCGACAAGGTGGTTGAATCGAAGTCTGACTATATTGCGAACCTCTGCTTCCGGGGTGCAGCGAAAACTACTTTGTTCATGGAGTATTTTTCACTGTTCCTCGGTATGTTCGGATACATCCCAGGCTTCGGTAAGGTTGAGGGGATGATCTATGTATCTGACTCAATGGACAACGGCGTTAAGTCTGCCCGAAAGAACATTGAGTTCCGGTACAACAACTCTGAGTTCCTGCAGGAGTGGATTCCGCACGCCTCCTTCACGGACAACTACATAGAGTTCCAGAACCGGGAAGGGCACCGCATCGGCATCAAGATGTTCGGTGCGAAGACGGGCCTGCGTGGGACGAAGATCTTCGGCAAGCGGCCGGTCGTGGCGGTGCTCGATGACCTGGTGAGTGATGACGACTCGAAGTCCAAGGCGGCGATGGTCGCCATCAAGGACACGGTCTACAAGGGTGTGAATCACGCACTGGATCCGACACGCCGCAAGGTCGTCTTCAACGGCACGCCGTTCAACAAGGAAGACATCCTGATCGAGGCAGTCGAATCGGGCGCCTGGGACGTGAACGTGTGGCCGGTCTGCGAGCGTTTCCCGTGCGAGGAGGCGGATTTCGTCGGCGCCTGGGAGGATCGCTTCAGCTACAAGTACGTCAAAGAGCAGTACGACATGGCGGTGCTGACCGGGAAAGTCTCCGGATTCATGCAGGAACTGATGCTGCGTATCAGTTCGGAGGAAGAACGACTGGTCCAGGACGACGAGATCCGGTGGTACAAGCGGACCAATCTTTTGGAGAACCGCAACAGTTTTAATTTCTATATCACCACAGACTTCGCAACGTCCGAAAAACAGACAGCTGACTACTCTGTCATCAGTGTTTGGGCTTACAATTCCAATGGCGACTGGTTCTGGGTTGACGGTATCTGTGAACGTCAGAAGATGGACAAGACAGTCAACGACCTGTTTCGCCTGGTACAACTATATAAACCCCAGCAGGTAGGCATCGAGATCACGGGACAGCAGGGTGGCTTCATTTCCTGGCTCCAGACCGAGATGATGAACCGGAATGTCTGGTTCAACTTCGCGTCGTCGGAGAAGAGTGGAACCCCTGGTATACGCCCAATCACCGACAAGCTCTCCCGCTTCAATCTTGTAGTTCCTTGGTTCAAGGCCGGTAAGTTCTACTTCCCGGATGAGATGAAGCACAGCGTCATCATGGGCATCGCAATGGGCCAGATCAAGCTGGTCACATCGTCGGGCATCAAAGGCAAGGACGACTTCATCGACACCATCTCGATGCTCGGATTCCTCAAGCCCTGGCGCCCCAGCGACAGCGCCCCTGCTACGCCGTCTGAAGTTCAGATCTACGAGGAAGAGCATCGGGAGTCAGACCCAAGCGGACTGTCTTCCTACATCGTGTGAGGTTGAGATGAATATCGAACAGCTGTTTACTGACCTCTCCTTCGGAGAGTTGTCGAGCCTCGCCCTCGCCAATGACGGAGACGGCACCATTACGGACGCCGGCAAGGAGCGGGTGATCCGTTTTGCCAATGACGGGCTGCTCAAGCTCTACACCCGTTTCATCCTGAAGCAGAACGATGTCCTCATCGATCTGGTGGACTGGATCACCAGTTACCACCTGCTGAAGAAGTTCGCCCAGTCGCAGGCGGATACCTCGACGCAGACGGTCCTCTACATCCGGGATCTGCCGCTCGAGCCATTCGAGGAAGACGCGATCCGCATCCTCAATGTCTTCAACAGCTACGGCGTGCTGTTGCCGCTGAATGACGACGACAACCCGCACTCCGTTTTCACGCAGGGCAATGTGCTGCAGGTGCCCCGTCCGAAGACGGGCGTTGCCCTGAGCGTCATGTATCAGGCAAAGCATCCCCAGCTCATCCTCGATGACCTCACCCAGGAGATCGAGCTGCCGGATGTACTCGTTCCTGCCCTCCGGGCATGGATCGCAGCCAGAACCTTTGGACAGATGAACACGCAAGAGTCAATGGGCATTGCAGGTACGCACGAGACTGCCTTCGAGAACATCTGTGCCGAAGTTATTCAACAGGATCTGGTGAGTACCAGTATCTCAACCACAGGCAAACGTTTCGAAAAAAATGGATGGATCTGATATGAGCATGCGCAATGCGCTGGATTTGTGTGGTGGGGGTGGCGCCCCCATCGTCGACAAGATGCTGGGTACGGCCTACCGGAATGTGGCGGCCGTCGCCCAGAACCTTGACCAGATCGTTTATCTGGCGGAGAACCTGGCCAGTCTCCAGCCGAACAATGTCGAGCTCCAGGAAGCCGGCGGCTATGTTCAGTGGCGCTATGTTGGCGAGGCTGAATGGAAGAACCTGTTCGCCATCAGTGTGCTCGACGGCAAGACGCCGGAGTTCCAGGTGGTCGACAACAACCTGCAGTGGCGCTATGTCGGTGACACTGACTGGGCAACGCTCTGGGCGATCCCCGATATCCTGACGCTTATCACCGAGACACCGACTGCCAGCAAGGTTCCGCAGTCGGGTGTCGATGGCAAGCTGGATACCGGCTGGATCGACCTGGCAGCAGTCAACTCGGCGCCCAACGCTGCGATCGGTGACCTGAACAGCCGGGTCAATGCGGCACTGGCTGGCCTGAATGAGTCCGTCTACGACTCGATTGCGGCCGCTACCGAGGCGCTGAATGCTGCACTGGTGGCGAGTTTCTCCGGTGTCGGCGGTGCTGGCATGGTCGGTCTCGCTGACGGTACCAACCTCGGTACCCTCATCAAGACCGGTCTGAGCCGGGTGGTGAACTCGATTGCCTCGCTCAAGACACTGAGCCCGACGTTCTTCCAGAACGTGTTTGTCACGGGCTACTACGGTGTGAACGACGGCGGTGGCGGCCACTACTACTACAACGCGACACGCGCCCAGGGTCTGGCGAACAACGGGTCGATCGTCACCGCGGCGGGCGGCGTCGGCTGCTGGGAGCTGGTTGGCTGGCCGGACTGGTTCGTTGAACAGTTCGGTGCCAAGGGCGATGGCGTGACCAACGACCTGCCGGCGATCAATGCGGCGATCGCTGCCCTGCCGGCTGGTGGTGGCAAGGTTCGCATGATGGGCAAGCGCTACGGCATCGGTGGTGCGAGCGGGGTCGTTATCGGCAACGGGGACAACGCCGGCACACCGTCCACCAAGAACGGCATCCAGCTGATCGGCATGGGTGGCGGGGGCAGCTTCTATGCACCGGTACCCACGATGCTGGTGGCACTCGATGGTGGGCAGGGCGCGCCGTACATCAACTCGATGGTCAATGTACTCGGTCCGATTGCTTCCGTACGTCTGGAAGGGTTCCAGATCTACTGTCACGGTGTGAATAGTCCGCTCGCCAGCACCGCGCTCTCGATGAACTCGTTCGGCTTCTGCACGGTGAAGAACGTGACGGCCAGCTTCTACAAGACCATCGGCCTGAACATCCAGGGTGGGGCGGCTCCGACCGGCAACTACAACACGCACAACGTGTTCAATGAGTGCAACTTCACGTCCAACGTGGATGGCAACATCGGTCTGCTGATGGATGGTGTGTACGCAGTGTCGAACGATACGTGGATCACCTCGTTCAATGACTGCCGCTTCGACACGTCCAGTGCATCGAATGCGTACGCCGGCATGCTGAAGTTTGTGGACTCCATCAACTTCAACCGCTGCCACTTCGTGGGTGACAACGTGAATGGTGTGGGCAAGCCGGGCTGTTTTGCGCTGTACTTCAACGCAGTCGGCAACCCCGGCTTTCCGAGCGGCATCCTGTTCACTGCGTGCTCGGTGCTGAGCACGTTCGTGAATGAGTCCGCCTCGGACAAGATCCGCAAGAACACCTTCATGTTGTACGGCACGTACGACAACGAGGCGATTCCAACCCACCCGTCACTGATCGGCTTCACTGACCAGGGACATCCATTCAACGGCTGGGGGACGTAACCACACAGCAAGCCGGGCCGCCTTCGGGTGGTCCGGTCTGAACCAGGAAACCCATATGGCAGACATCAAACCGGTTGTGACCTCGGACTGGAAGGTATCCACGTTCGTCGAGTTCGAGGCAGTCAATCCGCATCTGAACAACCACTCCAGCCGCACTGTGCTGGATCCCGAAGTCCCGGTGGCACAGGAACCTGCCGGTACGCCTTCGTAATCATCGGCCCCCGTGACAGGGGGCTTTTTTCCAAGAGGCCAATATGGATTTCAAACGCGGCCAGACCTTTGACTTCAGCGGCCAGCTGATGAACGGGACTGTGCCTTACCCGCTCGGCGGATACAGCCTGCGTGCCGATCTGCGTAGCCGGACTGGTTTTTCCCTGGTTCAGGCCTTGACGACCCAGATCGTCGATGCTCCGACCGCGGTCGTGCGGATCTCCGCCACTGCGCAACAGACCGCCCGGTGGAAACTGATGCCGCACATCCTCGACCTGCGGCTGGTCGACGGGGCCGGCAACGTCATCCTCTCGCGCACTGAGGAAATCAATGTCCTTGCACAGGTGACCCAATGAGCCTGACTCCGGCAATTGAACTGAATATCCAGCTTGTTGGTGTGACCGGACAGACGCTCGATGTCACCTTTATGCCTTTCTACAAAGGGGATAAAGGTGACAAGGGCGACAAGGGAGACACCGGCTACCTGAACTCGACCCAGCTCTCACAGCTGGCCTCGGCCGTCTCGAATGCGGCGGCCGCCAACTCGACTTCAACCCAGGCACTGGGCAAGATCAACCAGGCCGTGGAAACGGCCGACAGCGCTGAATCCTATGCGGCACAGGCCAACGTGACGGCCAATGCAGCCCATGATCTTGCAGAGGCCGCTGCCGCTTCGGCTTCCGGTTCCGAGGGTGCAGCAGACGCGTCGGCCCTGGCAGCGGCGACTTCCCAGCAGGCAGCAGCGGATAGTGCAGCTGCGGCGGCGCTCTCGAAGACCGGCGCCGATACGGCGAAGTCGGGCGCTGACCAGGCCAATGCACAGGCCGGTACCCAGGCAGACAATGCTGCGGCTTCGGCTGTACTCGCCAGCCAGTGGGCGGCGCAGCTTGTCAATCCGGTGGACGCCACCAACTACTCGGCCCGCTACTACGCGATCCTCGCCCAGCAGTACGTGGCATCGCTGAACCTGCCGGTCGGGATTGCCCAGGGTGGGACGGGCGCCACAGCTGCACCCCAGGCACGCACGAACCTGGGTCTGGGCAGCGCAGCGACCCAGAACACGGGAACCAGTGGTGCAGCTGTTCCACTGATGAACGCGGCCAATACCTGGGCACTGCAGCAGACCTTTACGGTGCGGCCGGCGTTCAATGGCAACACGCCATGGGACTCAGGCAACTTCGACCCGGCCGGGTACCTGCCGCTGACAGGTGGGAAGACGATCGCAGGGAACAACGCCTTCACGGGAGTCTCCACCTTCGGCACGACCGGTCAGGCGAGTATCTCGGCGGCCGGTGTGTTCAGTGCTCCCAGTGCATCGTTCGCCGGCGCAGTCGGGTGTGCCGCACTGACGGCGTCCGGAGCGGTCACGGCAACGGGTGGCGTGACGACCAATGCGGTGGCCGGTACCGGTGTGCTCGCACTCAGCGCCGCGGCGAATGCGCTGACCTTCTCGGCCAATGGCGCCGAGCGTGGGCGGTTCGACACCTCGGGCGGTTTCCACGTTAACGAGACGGCGGCATGGTCCTCGGGTGTGATCTCGGGCCGTACCAGTGTGGTGGGCAATACGTGGGCGCTGAGCGCTTACGCTGCGTACCAGGCAAGCGGTGGATGCCTTCTTGCCCGTGTCGATGTGGCCGCCACGCCCTTCGCTGCGTTCTTCTTCGGTACCGGTGCGATCGGGACGATCAGCACGAGCAACGGGACATCGACTTCGTACAACACGACCTCCGACTACCGGCTCAAGCAGAACTACGTGCCGATCGCCAATGCAGGGACGACACTCGCTAGCATCCCGTTTTACGATGGGGAGTACGTCTCGCAGCCGGGTACCCGTGAGCATTACGTGATCGCCCATGAGCTGCAGGCGGTGCTGCCGTTTGCAGTGACGGGCGAGAAGGATGCGATGGGCGACTTCTACCCGGTCTACCGGGAAGGGTATGACCCGGAGAACGTGCAGCCGGGCGATATCGTGTCGGTAGATCAGGCCATTGCTCCACAGTCGGTCGACTACTCCAAGCTGGTTCCTCTGCTTGGTGCAGCACTCCAGGAAGCGCTGGCCGACATTGCTGCGATGAAGGTGCAGATCGCTGCACTGGGAGGGACATAGAAGCAACAATTCCCCAGACTAAATCTGGAGGAGTAGCCTGCATTCACGTATCATCCTGGTAACTTCCGTGACCCAGTGAGACCTGTTTGAGGCTCACCAAGGGGCAACAGATAGACACCCGTCTTCTGTTGCCCCTTTTTCGTTTACAGCCAGCAAATAGGGCCGACTCACATGCCGAATGATTCGATTGAAGTGCAACTGGCCGTCCTCGTGACGCAGTTTGGTTTCATCCAGAAAGAACTGGAGGACGCCAAGGTTGCGCGTAAAGGGCAGTACGAAAAAGCAGAAGAGCAGTCCCAGCTACTCACCTCGATGGATGGCCGGATGAAAACGGTGGAGGAGTCGCTCAGGCAGCAGGCGCCGACGATCGAGGAGTTCATCACCATCAAGCACAAGGTCGTTGGGGCAGGCATTGCTGGCCGTTGGACCTGGGTCATTCTGGCCGCCCTGGTGGGCCTGTTCTGCTCAATGCGAACGGAGATCTTCAGGTGGCTGACAAAAAGTTAACGCTGGTCCCGAACTGGCGAAGTGCCCATACCTGGGCGTCAATGTGGTGGAGTGCCCTGGGTTTTGTCACATCTCTGCTGGATCTGCTAGCAGAGATCTGGGAAAGCCTCGGCCACCAGGCAAAAGGTCATGTTCCCTATGCGGCCGCAGTCGGCATGTTCCTCTTCGGAGCGACGATGCTCGGCCGGATCCTCATCTGGGCGCATGACGAACTGGAGGAATCCAATGGCGATCACTAGAAAGCACGTTGGGATCGGCGGCATTGCGGCGGCGATCATCTCGGCTGTGGTAGCGGTCGAGGGTGGCTATGTCAATGATCCGCATGACCCAGGCGGCGAGACCAACCACGGCATCACAAAGACAGTGGCAGTGTCCCACGGCTACACCGGACCCATGAAAAGTCTGAGTGAGGATCTGGCGACTTCGATCTATTTCGAGGACTACATCCAGAAGCCGGGGTATGAACCGTTCCTGGCTCTCTCACCGGCTGTTGCACAGGAACTGGTGGACAGTGCAGTGAACGCTGGCCCGGCTCGTCCTTCCCTTTGGCTCCAGAAAGCGCTGAATAGCCTGAGTCGAGGTGGGAGAGACTTCCCCTCAACATTAGTTGATGGTAAAGTTGGCCCCGCAACGATCACTGCCTACAAGGCTCTGCAACGTGTCAGAGGCAAGGTGCAAGCCTGTGAGCTGGTGATCAAGCTGCTCGATTCGCAACAGGCCGTGTACTACATGTCGCTAGATAAGTTGAGTGACTACACGGTCGGGTGGGTCACCAACCGGGTCGGCAACGTACCGCTGAGCCGCTGCAAGGATGACGGGGAGAGCCAGAATGCTGCTACCTAAAATCCTGCTGTATGGCGTATTGCCCCTGGCAGTACTAAGTGGAGCAGGCTGGAAGTGCTACTCATCTGGACTGGATCATGGCAAGGCCGAGATCCAATCCAAATGGGATGCAGACAAAGAAGCGCGTAATCAGGCCATGGACAAGCTCCGGGCCGATTACCGTCAAAAGGAAAACGAGCATGCCCAGGATTCTCAGAAAGCCGCTGACGCACTTCAGTCGGCCAGCGACGCTCATGCGATTGAGCTTGCTGCTTTGCGCAGTGACTACGCTCGTAGCCTGCAGCTCAGTGCCGACCGCGCCGCAATTTATCAACGTCAGGCCGCAGGTGGTGCCGTTGAGTGCAGCCGTCTCGCAGGCCATACGGCCGAACTCGACCGATCTCTTGAAGAGGGCCGATCTCTGGTACGCGAACTCAGAAGTGCTCTTGAGTTGCGTGACAACCAGCTCATGCAGGTAGGCAACCAGCTACTCGCAGATCGCCAACTTCTCACTGATCCGGCCCAATGACCAAGTTCACCTCGTCTGACCAGGTGCTGCCCAGCAGCGCCGACCTTTCCCAGAAGCTCACTACCTGGGAGAACGAACCATCCGTCCAGACACTGAAGGGTGACCTGGAAGCGGCCCGGCCGTCACAGCAGACCCAGATTGCGAAGATCCAGCACTGGAATGATCTGTCCCAGGTCAAGGGCAAGGCCGCGCCTCCGAAAGTGAAGGGCCGCTCCTCGGTGCAGCCCAAGCTCATCCGTCGCCAGGCGGAATGGCGCTACTCTGCGCTCACTGAGCCTTTCCTTGGCTCCACGTCGAAGTTGTTCAAGGTGTCGCCCACGACCTGGGAAGACACCAAGGCGGCCGAGCAGAACGAGCTGGTGCTGAACTGGCAGTTCCGCACGAAGATGAACCGCATCAAGTTCATCGACGACTACGTGCGCTCGACGGTCGATGAAGGTACCTGTGTGGTGCGCCTCGGCTGGTGCCGGGTGAGCACGAAGATCAAGCAGCAGGTGCCCATCTGGTCGCACTACCCGATCCAGAGCCAGGACCAGCTGACCGCGCTGCAGCAGGCGCTTGAACTTTCGCAGACCGACCCAAACACGTACCAGACGACTATGCCGCCTGAAATGCAGGCCGCGGTCGACTACTACAACGAGTCCCAGCAGCCCACGGTTGCTGTGCAGACGGGCAAGCAGACGGTGGAAGTCGAGAAGCTGATTGAGAACCGGCCGACTGCCGAGATCCTCGATCCGCGCAACTTCTTTGCGGACCCGTCCTGCAACGGTGACTTCTCCAAGGCACTGTTCTGCATCGTCTCGTTCGAGACCAACCAGGCCGAGCTGAAGAAGGATCCCAAGCGCTACAAGAACCTGGACCGGGTGAACTGGGAAGGCAATGCGCCCCTTTCCCAGCCGGACCATGTGACTACGACGCCCGAATCGTTTGCCTTCCGGGATGCGATGCGCAAGAAGGTCGTGGCCTATGAATACTGGGGGCAATACGACATCAACAACGATGGGGAGCTGGTACCCATCGTCGCCACCTGGATCGGGGATGTGCTGATCCGGATGGAGAAGAACCCGTTCCCGGACCAGAAGCTGCCGTTCATCGTGGTGCCGTATCTGCCGGTCAAGCGTGAGCTGTACGGCGAGCCGGATGCCGAGATGCTGGAGGACAACCAGAAGATTCTCGGTGCCATTACCCGCGGCATGATCGATCTGCTGGGCCGCTCCGCCAATGGCCAGCAGGGCTTTGCCAAGGGCATGCTCGACCCGCTCAATCGCCGGCGCTACGAGAACGGCCAGGACTACGAGTTCAACCCCAACGTCCCGATCCAGCAGGGACTCATCGAGCACAAGTATCCGGAACTGCCACAGTCAGCGCTTTTGATGCTGAACCTCCAGAACCAGGAAGCGGAAGCGCTCACTGGAGTGAAGAGCTTTGGCGGAGGCATTTCGGGCGAGTCTTACGGTGATGTCGCTGCTGGAATCCGGGGCGCCCTCGATGCGGCCTCGAAGCGGGAAATGGCCATCCTTCGGCGCCTCGCCAAGGGCATGACCGATATCGGCGTCAAGATCATCTCGATGAATGGCGCCTTCCTCTCGGATACGGAAGTCGTCCGGGTGACCAACGAGCAGTTCGTGCCGGTGCGCCGGGATGAACTCATGGGCGACTTCGATCTGGAAGTGGACATCTCGACGGCTGAAGTCGATGACGCCAAGTCCAAGGATCTGGCGTTCATGCTGCAGACGCTTGGACCGAAGGGTGACCAGGGCATGGTGATGCTTATCCTCTCCGAGATCGCCCGCCTCAAACGCATGCCCGAACTGGCCCATGCGATCAAGAACTTCCAGCCGAAGCCGGACCCGTTCCAGCAGCAGATGCAGCAGCTCGAGCTCGCCGCCAAGCAGTCCGAGATCGACAAGAACAAGGCTCAGGCCGACCTCTACGAAGCTCAGGCGAAAGCTGCCGGCGCCGTGGCCGACAAGACCAACCTCGACTACGTGGAACAGGAAACGGGTACCAAGCACGCCCGCGACATGCAGAAGCAGGAAGCCCAGGCACAGGGTAACCAGGATCTCGAGGTCACCAAGGCGCTGCTCGCCAAGCGCAAGCTGGCCAACGGTGCCGAGTCGAGGCCGGACATCCCCGCTGCGGTGGGGTACAACCAGCTCTCAAAAAATATGACGGGCGTCGGTTCGCCTGGTAACATTCCGCAAGATAACTTTGCAGGGCAAAACCCTGCAGCTAATCCTGTAGCACCGCAGTTTCAACCTGCTTAACTTTTTACCCTCAACCTAACTTGAACCTTTAAAGGACCAATCTTCATGTCGGAAGTCCTCCAGCTTGAACAGCAACTGACCGATTCCAAAAAGCTCGTCGCAGAGAAGGCGATGGCACTGAAGCTCGCGGAGAACCGTGAGTTCAGGAAGCTCATCCTCGACGAGTTCTGCGTGCAGGAATGCGCCCGCTACGCCCAGGCATCGGCTGATGCAGCCCTGTCGGCCGATGACCGTGCGAATGCACTGGCCATGGCCCAGGCTGCGGGCCACCTGCGCAAGTGGCTGTCGGTGAAGGTGCAGATGGGCAATGTCGCGGAACGTGACATTGCCGAGATCGAGTCGGCGCTCGAAGAAGCCCGTGCACAGAAGGATGAGTAAGCCATGACGACCCAGGCGACGGAAACGGTGGAAAAGAATCCGCTGTCCCTGAGCGACGAAGACTTCCTGAATCAGCCGGTTCCCGGCTCTGAGTCTGTACCGGTTCCGGTCCAGAAGACTCAGGAAGAACTCGACGCCGAGGCAGCGGCCGCAGCAACAGCAGAAGCCAGCCGTGTTGCTGCTGAAGAGGAAGCCAAGCGTGCTGAAGAAGCAGCGAAGCAGTCCTCAACAGTTGTTGATCCTGCAACAAAGGACTCCAAAAATGGTTCGAACAATGTTAACGTTCAGGCCACAGAGGTAGTCAAGCAGGACGGCAAGAAAGACACGGCATCTGCAAGCACTGATCCGGCTGCTGCGACGGTAGCAACCCAGGACGGTACCCAGAAGAAGGACGATGAGTCGGCTACGACCGACGCAAAGTCCAACGCTGCCGGTAGTCAGGGCACCGCTGTTAACTACGAAGAGTTTTACAAGCAGGTGATGGCTCCGTTCAAGGCGAACGGGAAGATGATCGAACTCCGTACACCGGAGGAAGCAGTCTCTCTCATGCAGATGGGAGCCAACTACACCCGCAAGATGCAGGACATTCAGCCGCATCGAAAGACGCTGCTGATGCTGGAAAACAACGGACTGCTGGATTCGGACAAGCTCTCTTTCCTGATCGACATCGAGAAGGGGAACCCGGAAGCCATCAAGAAGTTGCTGAAGGACAAGGGAGTGGATCCCATGTCCATCGATACCAGCGAAGATTCGACTTACCTTGGGGGCAATCACAAGGTCAGTGACGAAGAAGCTAACTTCCGTAACGTCCTGGACGAACTTGGTTCCAATCCGGACGGGAAGGCGACGCTTCAGACAGTCAACTCGACGTGGGATCAGGCCAGTAAGGAAGTGCTGTGGAAGGAGCCGGGCATTCTGCCGTTGATCCACCAGCAGCGCGAGAACGGTATCTACGACCGGATCTCGACTGAGGTGAATCGTCTGCGGACGCTTGGGCAAGTTCCAGCTGATGCCCCGTTTATCCAGGCGTACAAGGTCGTCGGTGACGCGATGCAGGCCGCAGGGAAGTTCAACGACATCGTTGCTCCCTCTGGTTCCCGCGCAGCTGCAGGTACTCCTGCCGCTGCCACGGATCCGGTGGCCACACGGGTTGCCGCACCGAAGCCGGCTGTGACGAATGGGGATCAGGCAAGTGCCGCTGCGGCTACGCGGAGCACTCCCGTAAAGACCGGGAAGGTTGTTAACCCGCTCGCCATGAGCGATGACGACTTCCTGAAACAAATGGCTGATCGCGTCTGATATCAGGCGCAAAGGAAACTGACCCATGTTGAACTACAACGCACCCGCAGACGGTACCAAGTCGAGCATCGACGGTGCCGGTTCGGATCAGATGCTGACCTTCTTCTACCTGAAGAAGGCCATCATCACGGCCCGCAAGGAACAGTTCTTCACGCCGCTGGCGAACGTGACGAACATGCCGAAGAACTACGGCAAGTCGATCAAGGTGTACGAATATGTGCCGCTGCTCGACGACCGCAACGTGAACTCGCAAGGTCTCGACGCTTCGGGCGCCACGATCGCCAACGGCAACCTGTACGGTTCGTCGAAGGACATCGGCACGATCACGTCGAAGCTGCCGACGCTCACCGAAAACGGTGGCCGTGTGAACCGGGTGGGCTTCACCCGTCTGCAACGTGAAGGCTCGATCCACAAGTTCGGCTTCTTCACCGAGTTCACGCAGGAAGCGCTCGACTTCGACTCGGACACTGAGTTGATGGATCACCTGTCGACCGAACTGATGAACGGCGCGGTGCAGCTGACCGAAGCCGTGCTCCAGAAGGATCTGCTGGCGTCGGCCGGTGTCATTCTGTTCGCAGGTGCTGCGACCGCTGACGCTGAAGTCACGGGCGAAGTGACGCCGGCTGCCGGCGCTGTACCGGAGATTCCGGCGTCGATCGTGTCGTACCGCAACCTGATGCGCCTCGACCAGATCCTGACGGACAACCGCACGCCGACCTCGACGACCATCATCACGGGCTCGCGCCTGCAGGACACGAAGACGATCGGCGCAACCCGCGTGCTGTATGTCGGCTCGGAACTGGTCCCGATGCTCAAGGGCATGCAGGATCTGTTCGGCCACAAGGCCTTCATCGAGATCCAGCACTACGCCGATGCAGGCACGGTGCTGAATGGCGAGATCGGCTCGATCGACAAGTTCCGCGTCATCCAGGTGCCGGAAATGCTGCACTGGGCTGGCGCCGGTGAAGTGGTCGGTACGAATCCGGGCTATCGCAGCTCGACGAAGGGTGGCGCTGACCACTACGACGTGTTCCCGATGATCTGTATCGGTGACGACTCGTTCACCACGATCGGCTTCCAGACGGACGGCAAGTCGGTGAAGTTCTCGGTGCTCACGAAGATGCCGGGCCAGGAAACGGCCGACCGCTTCGACCCGTACGGTGAAACGGGCTTCAGCTCGATCAAGTGGTACTACGGCATTCTGATCAAGCGCCCGGAACGCATCGGTCTGATCAAGACCGTCGCACCGGTCTAACCACCACCCGCTGAACCAGGCAGAAGAGGAATTCACGCAGTTCCTCTTCTCCCTGGCTCCAAAGATTCTGAACAGGACAAGCCATGGGCACCCTCATTGATCCGGTAGAACTGCCGCAACCGAACGAACTCGACCTCCTGAAGGACCGTGCCCGCATGATGGGTATCACCTTCAGCAACAACATCTCCGTCGAAACGCTGCGCAAGAAGATCGCAGACAAGATGGAAGGCAAGGCCGACGAGCCTGAACCGCAGGTGGCTGCGGACAGCCTGGAGCAGGTCTTTGCACCGAATCCGCTGGCTGGCCAGAACGAGCCGGTCAAGAAGAAGACGCTGCGCCAGCATCTGCACGATGAGCAGATGAAGATGGTGCGTGTGCGCATCACCAACATGGATCCGAAGAAGAAGGATCTGCCGGGCGAGATCTTCACGGTGGCCAATGAACATCTGGGCACTGTGCGCAAGTACATCCCCTACGGCGAAGTGACGGAAGACGGCTACCACATCCCGCACATCATCTTCAAGCAGCTCGAGGCACGCCGGTTCCAGAACATTCGCACGATCAAGGGCAAGAATGGTGTGCCCCGTGTCGAGTCGAACTGGGCCAAGGAATTCTCGCTCGAAGTCCTGCCGCCGCTCACGACCGACGAGCTGAAGCGTCTGGCGATTGCGCAGGCTGCCGCTGGCGGCGTCGAGATGGCTCCGGCCTGATTCGTCTGCAGTCTTTCCGAAGGAGGCCCGCTCACCGAAATGGGCGGGCCTTTTGTTTTGAGATCCAAGGAAAAACACAATGAGCTACGGTGTTGATACCGATGCAAATGCCCTGTACACGTCGCTGACCGCGGGGCTGGATGTCACGATTCCTGTCCTGGACCTGACCGACCCCAAGTTCGAGATTCCTGGCGACACCGATTCGGATGCGTACAAGGCGATCGCCAAGCTGACCAATGCCGACCTGACCACGGGCAATGTGGATGGTGCAGGCACATTCGACGTGCTCATGCAGGGCATGAAGTCGCAGCTGCTGCGTGAATTCGAGAAAGGGCGCATCTCCAGCGCCGAGTACACGAAGGCCTACGTGGCGCTCACCCAGAGCACGATGCAGTTCGCCGTGCAGTACCTGCTCGGCCGCGATCAGGCGTACTGGCAGTCTGTCACGGCACAGGCCCAGGCAGTGACGGCCCGTGTGCAGCTCGAGCAGGCCAAGCTGCAGGCTGCCGTGGTGCTGCTCGAGGCCCAGACTTCCAAGGCGACACTGGCACTGACCAAGGCCAAGCTCGGCACGGAAGACGTGCAGTTCGGCCAGCTCAAGTACCAGGTGGACAACCTGCTGCCGGCCCAGCTGAGCCAGGTGACGACACAGACCCAGGTCACGGCCAAGCAGATTGCCCTGGTGACGGAGCAGACCGAAGCGCAGCGTGCACAGACGCTCGATAACCGTACTGATGGTTCGGTGGTGACCGGTGTGCTGGGCAAGCAGAAGGGGCTCTACGCGCAGCAGGTCGTTTCGTACCAGCGGGACGCGGAAGTGAAGGCGGCCAAGATCTTCTCCGATGCATGGATCACGCAGAAGACGATCGATGAAGGGCTGACTGCGCCGAGCGGGTTCACCAACGCATCGCTCGATACGGTGCTGTCGGCCATCAAGACCAACAATGGGCTGAACTGATCATGGGGAGCATCTTCAGCAGCGGGCCGATGACTATTGTCTCCTCGACTGTTTACAACCTCGCTGGGGATGTGAACAAGCGGGCCAATTACCTGAAGACCACGGTGATCAGCAACGTCGTTGGAGACTCCACCATGACCATGGGGGAGACCATCAGCAACGCGTACCTGCATGGTCCGGGCATGAAGCTGCGCTCGTTTGCCCGGTGGGCCGATGGCAGTGCCGATTACAACGATGTGATCGGTAACGCCTCGGGGGTTATCACCACCGGCAATTCCCTGAACACCGAGCAGCTGGCTGCCCAGATCCCGCACGACGCCGGCTATACCGTGGCACTGCAGCAGACGAGCCTGGGTCCGGCCGACAGCTCGTGGTGGGCTGACCAGTACATCGCCCAGAATCATCCGGCGCTGCTGACGACCGACTGGCACTCCGACTACGATGTGCCGAGCAACACGATCACGATCACGTTTGCGGACCACAGCACCGAGACGTTCAATCCGGTGGGACTCGACTCGCGTGCGAACTACATCTACGCGGCCTACATCCTGACGACCGGTCAGGCGGGTGGACCGGTCGTGCCGGGCACTCCTGCTCTTCTTGGCTCCCTGGATCCGTTTCCAGACCTCACCGGCTGGACCGCAGACTCGGATGTGTCGACGCCGATGCCCGTCACGCTGAACACGGTCGTGAAAACGGTGACCAGCTACTCGGATGGCCGCCCGGACGAGACCGCTACAACGACCACGCCGGCCGCTGATGCCTACACCGAGGTCCACCGGGTGTACGAGAAGAGCCAGTTCAAGGGCATCGACCCGGCCAACAAGACACGGACCTACTCGATCCGCTCGATCCAGCACCAGGATCAGACCGGGGCGGTGGTGGCCGGCACGCCCACGGTTACCGTGACGCATGACACGATCACGGGTGGCGTCACCCGCACGAAGACGGTGACGACCACGGTCGATACGATCGTGCTAAGTCGCTCGTACCGGACGGACACCCAGGACGTGACGAACAACACGTTCTCCGCGGTGAAGGTGTTCATCTACCAGTACGCCACCGGTAACCCGGTGCTGGATGGCATGTTCAATGTGCCCAGCAGCATGGGCTCGTTCTATCCCTATATCCCGATCCGGCTGAACAACCAGTTCGTCTCGGACAGCTATCTGCCGGATGTCTACGCGATTGCGAAGAAGGCCTACAAGAAGTCAGTGGGTGGTCAACTGGATGACACCATTGCCCAGATCGCAGACAACGCCTCCATTGGGGACATTGACTACGCCTATGCGGTGTTCGGTGTCTCCCTGAACGTGGCTGAGGTGAAGTGCAAGAAGTACATCTACACGTTCTTCAAGACCATCATGGAGTCGGCCTCGTTCGACACCCATGCGTACGACGCATGGAAGCTCGAGTGGCAGGCTGCCAAGGATTCCTGGACGGCGTATGAAGCGTGGCTTCGAGCCAACTGGGGAACAGGGACCGACAACATTGCCACGATGCCGGAGATCCTGCCGTATCCGGACCTGTCGCAGCAGAGCGTGCATGTGTTCGTGCCGAACAACTCCCCGATGAACTATTTCATCCAGTTGTCCTGGGCGGGTGTGAACGAGACAACCGGCGCCGGCATGCGCTCACCGGACCATAAGGTGGGTGACATGTGGTGGGAGATCAACGCCACCGAGTCGTTCCACCAGACAACGGCATACGTGGGCGACTCTGACATCATCACCTACGACGATGTGATCAATGTCGAGTCGGTGACCCTGTACTCGCAGGTGAGTGCGAACAACTGGACCGCCATTACCCTGCACGGTCTGGTGCACCGGAACATGATCTACGGGGGCAACTCGGTCTTCACCTCGGCGGTGGATGCGCTGAACGACACGGAGGAGTCGGGTTTCATCATCCCGCTGCACGAGGACATCTACCGCAGCACGTCGCTGGTCGATGCCACGCAGATGGCGACGGCCTGCTGCTACCTGGTGTTCAACTGCTACAAGGTGGTGAAGAAGAAGTGGTACCAGACGGGGCTGTTCACCGTGATCATCATCATTATCATCATTATCATCACGTGGTTCACGTGGGGTAGTGGCACAGGACCAGCCTCGGCCGGTCTGTTGGGTACCAATGCGGCCGTGGGTGCAGCACTCGGCTTCACAGGCACCATGGCGATCGTGGTGGGCGCCATTGCCAATGCCCTTGCAGCGATGGTGCTGATGAAACTGATCGGTGTGGCCTCGAACCTGATCTTTGGCGAGAAGGTCGGTGCCATCGTGGGTGCGATTGCCTCGGTGATCGCCATTGCGTACGGTACCGCCATGTCCAACGGCGCCCAGTTCTCGCTGGCTGACATGGGATCAGCGGCGAATATCCTGCAGCTCACCAGCGCAGTCGGTAATGGCTACGTGGGGTACATGAATAAAGAGACACAGGATATCGTTGCTGACACCCAGCAGACACTTGCCGATTACAATACGCAGGCGCAGGGTATCAGTGATCAGTGGGCCAAAATGTTTGGTACCGATCTGGGTCAACTCGATGCCTTCTCGCTGTTTACCGATGCAGGAAGCACCAGCACGACGACCAACTTTATCCCGGAGTCTCGTGACAGTTTCCTTGGCCGCACCCTGATGTGCGGCTCTGACGTAGTGGAGCTGTCTCACGCTCTGGTCTATAACTTCACGGACATTACGTTGAATGCGGATATGTCCTCGTCCTGATGCTGGAGAAACGCAATGGCTGGATACAATTTCTATGGTGGTGGCAGTTCCCAGGTTCCGGCTGCCCAATGGGGTGTTGGTAATACCCTGAACAGCAGTTCGTTCAACTTTGGTGGTGATCCATCCACTAGCTATAACTCGCCATCTGGCTGGGGTATGCCAGATACGGCGCTGGGTACGCCCTCTGCCACAGGTGGATATGGCGGATTTGCTTCCTCTACTGGCGCAAATGCGGCTACTCCGGGAATCTTTGGTAACACCGGCTTGGGTGCGAACCTGCCAACCTTCCAGCTGGGCCTGGGTGCGATTGGCACACTCGGCAACCTGTGGGGCGCATTCAATGCCCAGTCGCTGGCCAAGGATGCGCTGGACTTCCAGAAGAACATGGCGCAGAAGAACCTGACGAACTCGACGACTTCCTACAACACGGCGCTGACCGACCGGGCAACCGCTCGAGGTGTCACGGAAGGGCAGAGTGATGCGCAGGTTCAGGACTACATCAACAAGAACAAGCTCGCCGGCTAAAGGGGAACTGATATGGCTGTTTTGACCTGGCGTAATGTAGATACGCCCAATCTGAATAGTGGTGTACTGGGTACCGATGTGGCAGCCCGCCTTTTCGGTAATGCCACGTCCGGCCTGTCCGACTCACTGGGCAACTTTGGCAAGGCCCAGACGGTACTGGCTGACAATGCTGCAGTACAGGCGGCGTCCCAGTATCAGGATCCCAATGCACTGAAGGCCGCACTAGCGAATGGTTCCCTGCTTGGCTCCCTGAACGGTGTGGACCCGACGAAGGTGAGTGCAGCGACAGTCGGGGATATCCAGAAGCAGGTGGGTACGCTTCTGACCAATGCGGCGACCCAGCAGACCTTCGACAAAACGGCGTATGACAATGCCCGGACGCAGACCCAGAATTCCAACCTGGATGCGGCCGCTCCGGCTATTGCAGCGATGGCCGCGGCTGCCAATAACCAGGACCATGCCGGGTTCGTCAAGGCTGCGCAGGATCCGACTATCGCTCACCTGACGCCGGACCAGATTCTGGCTGCCTACACCAAGGGTCAGGGGCTGGAGCAGGGTAATGCCTCGCTTGCCAGCACGAACATCGGCAATGACCAGTCCCGGTTCAACCTGGCTACCGGTCAACGCAATGACAAGGACAACCAGACTGCACTGGCTGCGCTGTCGTCGCTGCTGCATTCGGGTGATGGTGCTGAAGCCTTCACGCGATACAACACCGAGTTCGCTCCGAACCTCTCGCCGGGTGCGGCCGCGCTGACCCGTGCCAGTCTGGAACAGAAGTATGGTCCGCTGTTTGGTACGGCGGGCGGTGCTGCTGCCGCTGGCGTACCTGGCACTCCTGCTGGTCCGGGTGCTGCGGTCAATGCTGCGCTGACCAGCGCGATCGGTGGTACGCCGGGCAGCGTTGCTGGTCTGGGTGGTGCTCCTCTGGATCTCGGCACGCCGGGAACCCGGAATGGTGGTGTCTACAACGTCACCTACGGCAACACGAAGACTGATGCTCCGATCACCACGATGTCGCTGGATGACATCACGAAGAAGGGCGGTCTTCAGGATCAGCTGCTCAACAATCCGCAGCTGAAGAACTCGCCAGTGGGTGCGTACCAGATCAACCAGGCCACGCTGAAGGAATACGCAGCAAAAACCCTTGGAGCCAACTGGCAGAACACCACCTTCACGCCCGATGTGCAGGATCAGATTGCCAAGCGGATCTTCGACGACAACAAGGGCGGCAACCTGGTCAATCGCTGGGATTCGCTGAAGTCGATTCCGGGTGCTGACAAGCCGGGCGCCTTTGCGAATGTTTCGTGGGACCAGATGAAGCAGCTGATCCAGCGCCAGGAAGGTACGGCTCAGGCATCGAACGGTCAGGATCTGAAGAACAACGTGACCCAGTTGATGTCCCAGATCGGTGACACGACGAACCTGCTGCAAGGCCGGATTGACTTCAACAAGACATCCGGTGTCGAGAAGGCTATTGCGGCCGGTGCGGGTTCGAACACCTCGGCGGCTGATGAGGCAGCCAGCCTGATCGCCAGCAGCGCAGCGTTCAAGGGTGCCGATCTCGGGCAGACGATCGCCAAGATCAACCAGGTATCCCAGGAGGCTGGCATCAACCCGAAGGCTGCGGCCACGCTGATTGCCAGCAATGTCCAGAACAAGCACGGGAAGGTCTACTCGGCTATCGCCAATGGGCTGCACAACTTTGGCCTCGACTCGGATCGTACGTGGCTGGGTGACACCCTGCCGAGTGGCGCCTCAGTGGATGACAATGCGGTGGCTGCACTCACCAAGGCTGCATCGGGTGGTAAGGGCATTCTGAAGTACAACCAGACCCAGCACATTGTCCAGCAGCAACAGCAGCTTGCAGCGGCCCAGCAGATGGTGACCAGTGCGGCCGGGGATCTATACCGTGCCCGTCAGCGTCAGAAAGCCGACCCCAGCTTTACGGGTCTGCAACGGTATCAGGATGCCTATGATGCGGCCGTGGGCCAGGCCCGACTGCTTCAGGCTACCGCGGCGAACAATGCTTCTGTAAACTTCCCGGTGGGATTCGAAGCACCAGGTGGTTGATGTAACCCCCTGGCTCTACTGAACAAGCCCTGCCAGATTTTGGTGGGGCTTTTTCTTTATCTGCCGTAAACTTCCGACTTCAAACTTATTTCTTAAAGAGATCGCCAATGGCAGACCTGAATGATCTGTTGGCCGCAGCTGCAAATGCTGTGTCTGCTCCAGCTGCCGCAAACCCGGCACCTGTCAACGCTCCCCCGACGCTCGATGCGACTTCGGCCCGGATCCAGCAACAACTCTCCTTCCTGGCTCCGGACAAGCAGGCGTCGGTCGTGGAGAAAGTCTCCGGTCTGCTGCCCCAGTCCTACTATCCGCTCGCCGTTGCTGCGGACAAGGGCAGTGATGCGGGGATGGCATCGGCTTCGCCGGTCGAACGCGATCTGCGCACGATGAATCCGGCTGCCTTCGTGCTGAAGTACGGCGACGAAGGCCAGAAGATCCTCGACCGCTACACATCGGCGCAACGTGATGTCGGCAACCAGAACGCCCACTCGCGTGATCTGGGCCAGATCCTAGGTGACTCGGCCAACTCGGTAGGAACCGGTCTCGCCTCGACGCTCGGCACACTCGGTGCGTGGGGCGCAGGCGCCATTGATCCGAAGCTCGGTGCGAACATCGCCAAGGGTCTGGGTGACTGGCAGACCAGCCAGCAGGGCTACAAGTCGCAGACTGCACAGGACCATGCCAACATGGGCGCAGCACTGGACACCCTGAACCAGCGGGACAATCAGGCCCAGTTCGTCAAGGATGTGGCAGCAGGCCCGAGCAAGACGGAGGATGCGCTCAACGCACTGGATACCGCATTCGGCTACAAGCCGGTCGGCCATGATGCTGTTGCCGTGCTGCGTCGTGAAGGCCACAACTTCCTCGACTCGGCCGGCAACTCGCTGAGTGACCCGACCCAGTTCGGTGAAGGCACGGCGAACGCTGTCGGCTCGCTGCTGGCAACCGGCCCGATGGCCAAGGCAATCAGTC